TTGCAGCGAATCCTACAACTCTAAATGCACTGTTAGAAGGTGCGGTTCCGTCATACGAAACAATGAAGGTCAGAAGATCCAGAGCACCAGCAGTGCCTGTCAGAATGATTGAAGATCCAGCACCAACCTTAATATGAGTGGTGTAACCCACATTACCTGGATGTATTCTAACCGTTGCAAGTTGAGTTCCAATACCAGTTGCCGCTGTCGTATTGGTTGGAGATGCACCTTGTGTTACGAGAACTGAGAATGTCTGAGTTCCTGCCGTATCTGTTCGAATACCAGTAAAGGAAACGATACCAATCTGTGCAGTCGTCGTATGAGTAAATACGGTTCCGTTTGCAGCATCAAGATTCAGAATGTTTGATGTCGTTGTTGCAGAAGTCTGAGATTCTACAAATCCTTTTGTCTTAAATGTCGTTCCAGCACTGACAAGACCTGTTGTTCCGTTGAGTGTTGTGAGCGTCGCAACTCCAACCGTAAGACCACCAGCAGAAAGACTGTTTGTGCTTCCAGTAATATCAAACTCAACAGCAGTTGATAATCCAGTATTATTAACACCCGAAACTGTAATACTAGGAGAACCAGAAAGACCCGTTGCGTTTCCAGTTACATTACCAGTGATATTACCAGTGATATTACCAGTTACATTACCCGTTACTGGTCCAACAAAACTCGAAGCAGTTACAACACCAGTAACTGTCGCATCAGTTGTGACTGTGAGTGCTTGTAAAGTGGGACCACCCGTTCCCGCTTTATTTTTTATGACATCAACATTTAACTGCGACATTTTTATACTTCTTTTTAGTTATTTATTCAAGATACATTATAAACATCAGGGATTAAAGTCTTACCCTGATCAATCGTTAACAACACTCCTGTGTCAACAACAAGAATCGATTCTTCCACAATCACATTCGAATCAATCGGATCCGCATTGGTTGTATTTAATGTCATTGTTTCAGTCACGTGAGCAACCGAAACGGAATAAGGAGTGCTTGTGATCCTATCCATTATTCAAACACATTATAGAGATCAGGAACAACAGTATTGTTATCACCAATCGTGACTCCAATACCAGTATCAATGACAAGAATCGATTCACCAATCACAATGTTCGCAGGTATGGTTTCACCTGTTGTTGAAGAATCAAGTGTGATTGATTGAGTGACGTGTGCAAGTGAGAGAATGAATGGTGATTGTCCACCACCAGGATAGTTGATTCTTGTGCCAGCAGAAGATCCACCACCACCAGAAATGCTGACATCAACACGATCACCAACAACGGCAAAAGTATTTCCAACACCAATAAAGTTGATCTGAGTGACACCAGTACCAATCGTAACTCCACCAGACTGAATACCGACACCAACTAATGGATCACCAGGTCTCAGTCCAACATTACCAGTTCTTCCATTGAATCCAGTGACTGCACTTGTGACTGCACCAGCAAAACCAATGTGTCTTGCCTGAATGACCGCACCATTCGCAGGAGCCTCTGAGAATGTCAGAACACTATCATAGATTGTATATGCTCTTGTGATTGTATTATCACTTGGATATTGGGTGACACCATCAATCGTGACTAACAGACTCTCATTGTTTGGAACTGTTCGGGACAGTGTGAACTCTGTCTGAGATCCATTTCCAGTAAAGTTGTCAACCTTATTATCAGTGATATCATAAGTTGGGAAGTTATTGGCAATGATGTTTCCCCAGAAAACATCATCACTTCCAGGAGCAACTGAGAAAACAATAACACCAGGATGTTCTAGACCATAACCATCAGTAGGTGTTGCAGTTTCAAATGGTTGTTGTAGAACACCATTGATCGAAATGGTCAGTTGAGAAGCATTTGTGATTCTTGCTCCTGTTCCATTATTATAAGTCGCTCTGAATCTTGTGTTAATCCCATCAAAAGCAAGATTCAGTGTATGAGAACTACCAGATCCAACAGAAGTCAGATTGATTGTATTGCTTAATAAAGCATCTGCATATGTTGCAGCAAGTTTGATTGTGTCTGCACCATTGTTAACAATATAATAAGCACTTCCAGAAGTCAGACCACCGATTGCACTTCCACCGCCGTGCGTATAGGTGACTCTCTGTCCTGTAACGAACCTATGCTCAATCTCAGTGATTGTGTCGTTTGTGAGAGATACTTTAACTGATGGATCAAACGTCAGAGTGTATGACGAAAGATTATCAAGTTTCTTAAAGTTTCCTGTCGTATCTCCTACGACATAAGGATTGCCGATAAGGGGCATTGATTTATAGACGATCTGCGTTGCTATTATTTAGTATAAAAAAGAGGGGTGGTGTTCCCCTCTGAGTATCATTCGGCAGGTGTTTCTTCTGCTGGTGGTTCGGGAGTAAATAGTTCCCAAGCACCTGCTTCTTCGTCCCAACGATAGAATGAACGTGCTTCAATCTCTGCTTCGGTCAGTGCAGGAGCAGGACCGACTGGTGATTCCCAGTCGGCAGTTTCTGTGTTGAGAACCCAAGACTCAAAGGGCTTTGGTGCAATGAAAGCATCAAGTTCTTCATTAAAACTGTAACCAATCCCTGCGTAGCGTACTCGGAAGTTATTGTTGTATGAGGTCTGCTTCCAGTTGGTATCAGCACCCAGAAGTTTCTTGCAGAATGCTACACCGATTTCTTCTACTTCGTTTCCATTTACGTCCGAAGTATCTTCGTTAGCGACTACAATAACTTGAGTCACTACTTTGTTATCATCTAATTGTGCAAAATGAGCCATTGTTGTTATTAATAGTACTAATTGTTTTGATTATTTATTACGATGAAGAATCAGATTCAAATAATTTCCATTCTTTAGTTTCCTCATTCCAACGATAATTCATTTTTTTTAGTTTTTCTTCTTCTGTTAGTTCTGGTTCTGGAATTGGAGGATCCCATTTTTTAGATTCTCTATTTAAAGACCATGATGGAAATGGTTGAGGTAAAACAAATATTCCCAACTGTTCATCATAGATGCTACCAACTCCACCTATATCAGTGGTTCTGGGATTGTGATATATTCTTTTCCATTTTGAAATAGAATTGAAATGTTTTTTACAATACCCAATACCAATATCCTCATCTTCTTTTCCAAATATATCTTTAAGATGTTTATCTTCAATAATGATTATTCTAGTAATAACATTATTTGAATCTAATTCTGCAAAGTATGCCATTTAATTTTACCACACTTAAATTGGGTATGCAATAAAGACGATGCCAGAACCACCAGCACCACTGGTTACGGAATTAGTGTCTCCTGCCGAAGATCCACCACCTCCACCACCAGTATTTGTTGTTCCCGATGTTGTTGGATTTCTTGGATAAGGTCCACCAGCACCACCTCCACCAGCACCACCAGATCCAGCAGTCTGAGATTCAAAAGTTCCACCAGCACCGCCGCCACCAGCAAAGTAGAAACCACCAGGATTAGGTCCAGGAGTTCCATATGGATTTGATGGATCAATAAATGTTGCTGGTGCTTGTTTTCCTATACCACCAGGTGCAGATGGAGGATTTCCCGGACCTCTTGCATTTGTGCCCGCACCACCGGCACCACCACCGCCGCCAGCATTGTTATTTGGTGATGAGTTTGCATCTCCTCCTGGATATCCTTGCTGCAATAGTCCTGGATAGTTTGTTGCAGATCCACCACCACCATTAGATCCAGTAGGAGCGCCACCACCACCAGAACCACCAGGATTTCCGGGAGCAGTTGAAGGATTTTCAGCAGAACCACCAGCACCACCACCAGTTACACTGATAGGTGATGTAAAGTTAACACTTGATAAACTTCCATTATTACCTCTCGCACCACCTGTTTGAGCAGCACCTCCACCACCAACCGTAACTGTGTATGATCCTGGTACAATTTCCAGAGAACTACTAAACCATCCACCAGCACCACCACCAGCAGTTTGTCCGGTGGTATTGTTTTGTCCAGCACCACCAGAACCTCCGCCAGCAACTATAAGGTATTCAAGTGTTCCGTTACCAGAAGTGATAGAGAAAGGACCAGTTGAAGTAAAGACATGTATTTTTTTATTATTGTAAATATATGTTGTACCTCCTGTGGCAGAAATTGGTGTTGGTGTAGCAATGTAGCGAACAATTACTACTCCATCGCCACCTTTTCCAGAATTTCCTCCTGAGTTTTTTCCTCCTCCTCCACCACCACCAGTATTATCCACACCTGCAGTTCCATTTATACTGGATGGGCTAGCTCCTGCGCCCCCACCACCAGGTCCACCAGATGGAGTTGGGGTACTGTCATAATCACTTCCTCCTCCACCACCAAAAAGTCCTGTTGGTCCAACTGCGGATACCCAAGGAGCAGGCATTATCGGATTAAAAACAGGTCCAGGAAATACTGGGAATGGTTGTCCAGATCCACCAGGTCCAGTACTTCCTTGTCCACCAGCCCCTCCACCACCACCGCCAGAAGTGGTATTATTTCCACTACCACCACGATTTCCATATCCAGTATATGTTCCTGATGGGCTTTGTGTTGAATTTCCATATCCCGATGTAGGAGCTGCTGTTGCTCCCCCACCAGACCCTCCAGGAGAAGCAGTGCCACACGGATTATGTCCGGCACCGCCACCACCACCATTGGCAATTGCAGGTCCAAAAGAAGATGGACTGCCAGGATTACCACCAGGAGATTGTGGTGCATTTAATGTATATGGAACTGCTGCACCACCAGAACCAACAGACACTGGATATGTTCCAGGTGTTAAAGGTATACTAGAGGAATAAAGAACACCGCCAGCACCACCTCCACCATTAGCGCCAGCACCACATCCAGTTCCAGTGCCACCAGAAGCACCACCACCAACAATTAAAACATTTGCCGAAGATACAGATCCAGATTCAACAACAAGACTTCCAGATGCTGTAAAGAGATGATAAGTATAATCACCAGAAACTACTTTTGATCCACCAGTAGCACTAAACGATGGTGAACTTTGTGAAGAAGCATCTGTTCCACTTGCTGAAAATAAATCAGAATAGTCTGATATTTTATTATTGCTTCGGATTCCCATTGTATATTGTTTTTTGAGTATTTATCCTACTCGATACCTAATAATCACTATTCCAGATCCACCTTGTCCGGAACTATTTGGATTGCCATCATTTGCACCAGAACCGCCACCACCGCTACCAGTATTTGTAGATCCCGATGTTCCATTAGAAAGTGGATTACCAACATTACGATTTCCACCCTTACCTCCACCGCCAGGTCCACCAGGAGCGCCAGTTGGTTGTTGATCATTTCCACCAGCACCACCACCACCTGCAAGTGTTAATGGAGATGAAGTAATAGAAATAGAAATTCCAGATCCACCAGATGCATGAGCAGGAGCGGCACTGGCGCCAGATTGTCCCGCGCCCCCTGCGCCACCTCCCCCACCACCTCTATAAGTACTTGAACCACCGTAGTGAGCTCCACCAGCGTTTCCTTGTGTTGGATCTGATGGGGAAACTGGTCCAAGAGATGATCCAGTTTGCTGACCTCTTCCACCAGAAGATCCTCCTTGTCCAGCATCATCAAAATTTCCACCACCACCATATCCGCCACCAAGTGATGTTATTGCAGAAACTCCATTACCTCCACCAGGATTAAAAACACTAGATGATCCATTACTACCTGGACTAGATGACGTTGAAGATGCTCCCCCACCACCAACTTCAACAGTATAAGTATATGGATTAGAAGGAATAGTTACTGTGGTTCCATATGGTGCATATGGGTGTCCAGAGATATTAGTTTTAAATCCACCTGCTCCCCCTCCACCAGAACAACCTGTTGTATTGTCTTTTGCACCACCACCAGATCCACCCCCACCAATGACCAAATACTCTACAGTATTGGGAGAACCAACAGATGTAACCTCAAAAGATCCAAGTGAAGTGAAGGTATGGGTTTTATAAGTTATTCCTCCCGATGAAAATGTATCAATTGTTCCGCCCGTGGCAATCCACGGGCGAGGAGCAGCAGCAGAAGCATCAGTTCCAGTTTTAGAAAAATTATCTTTAAATCTTGCTTGTGGATTATTAACAGATCTTAATCCCATTATGCATATTAACTAATTATTGATATTTATTCCGTTATTATAAAACTTCAATGGTCACTGATCCATTAGCATTATTAGTTGAGTTAGTATATGAAAAACTACTAATCCTGGCAGAATCATAGTAAGAAGATCCGCCACCGCCAGATGAACCACCTTGCCCACAATGTGCGTTACCACCGCCGCCTCCATAATAACCACCTCCACCAGATCCTCCAGATCCACTGCCATCTGGACAAGTTCCAGATCTACCACCTGTATACCCAGATCCACTTTCGGCACCTTGTGCAGATCCAACATTATTTAATCCACCAGTACCGGCAGCGGATTGAGTTCCTCCTGTTGGTCTTACCATTGGGGTATCATTTCTTTCCCCATCAGATCCTGTTGGATATCCACCACCACTATTATAACTAGAAGTTTTTGTAACTGTATCATTACTTCTTCCACCACCACCAGCACCAATCAAAAGATAGTTGGAACGATTTGCAGCATCTAATGGATTATTATTTGTTCCTCTCCACCATCCACTAAATCCACCACCAGGAGCTCCATTTTGCTGAGAATCTCCACCACCTGGATATCCACCAGTAGTTCCACTATTTGGACCTGCTTGTCCAACAACAAAATAATATGTACCAGCTGGCGTAGATGTATAAGTACCAGTTACTGATCCACCAAAACCTGCTTCATAATATCTGTTTGAACCTCTTGCACCAACGCAAGTAACTCTAAGTGTAGGAGATCCTAAAACAGTAGTTTCAAAAACTGCACCTGCTGTGGAAAATGATAAAGTTTGTCCACTAGTATAGACAGTTCCATTATAAGAAATTCCAGATACAGAAGATGGAAGTCTAGAGGCTTTTGTTCCAGTGTTTGCAAAAATATTTCTATATGATGCTATCTTATTATTAATAGATTTAATAGTCATCTTTTTGCGTTGTTAGATATCAGTATCACCATTAATCATAAAGTTAATAGCAGACCCGACACCAACACCACCAGTATCAGGTGCAGTAATATCTACTGCTAGTTTATCGCCAGTTGACAATACAATGGGATAGTTAGTTTCAAAGAAAGTTGTTTCATTTGCTGCAAGATCAATTCTCAGAATTCTATTCGCTGTTACACCAACACCAGTTACAGTCTGACCACTTGGATAAACATAAAGTGATGTTCTTGCAGTTCCAAGACCAGTATTATGCATAATAACACTTCGGATATAAGTTGTCCCAGCAACACCAGCAGGAGTCGAAGTGGTTCCAGCAGTAAAGATACCAACCGTAGCAATACCAGTTACCGCCTGAATATTCAAAAGTTTTGTTCTTTGAAGTGTCATCGTATTACTTTTTAGTTATTTATGAGAACAGATATGCATCAAGTACACTAAAACTTGATGGTAGATTTGTAAGTTGAGAAGCATCACCTTTAAATGCAGATGCTGTCACAATACCAGTTGCTACAACACCACCAGTTAATGTTAATCCAGAAGTGCTCAGTGTTGCAGCAGTTCCGACATTTATATTTCCAGAAGAACTTACAGAAGTTGCATATAAAGTTCCAGTGACCGTAGCACCAGCACTGACTGTTTCAAACTTCTTACTATTGTCATAATAAAGTTCAGAGGCACCATTGCCAGTGAACTTTGCCATCGTTTCACCAGTAGTATGATGCTGAATGATGACATCAGTTGATCCAGAAAGATATAAGTTTCCAGTTCCAGTATCTTCTACGTAACTGTTTGTTCCGTCGTGATAGATTCTAAGATCATCACCATCACCAAAGTTTGCCTTAACATTATCACGAAGATTTATGTTCTGGGTGAAGGTGCTTATGCCAGATGCATAAAACCCAGTTACAACAATACTTGGAGATCCAGTTAATCCTGATGCAAGTGTTGAAGTACCACTAAAAGTTCCACTGAAAGAAGTTGCAGTGATAATACCAGTTGAGTTAATATTTCCTACACTACTAATCCCCGAACCACCTAAGTCAAGATTATCTCCCGATTGGAGTTCTTGAAGTTGATTCGCATTGGGATTATAAATCAGCGGATATCTATTCGCCATTATATCTGAATAGTCTTTTGATTATTTATGCCACATTAAAAGCGATGAATCCTTTGGTGCCATCTCTTTTCAGAACACCAAGTTGTTCGCCATTTAATGCTAGTGTTGCAGCAGTTGTTCTTGTTCCGATTGTCAAACTTGTCATAGCAGTGGTGTTCAGAGTGGTTCCAAACACAATACAGTAAAATCTACCAGATGAAGATGGGGCAGCAGCAAAGGTGATTTGATTCTCACTGATGATATAAGAAACGATTGGTTCCTGAATGACACCATCAAGTGACAAAAGTAATGTATAAGGGTTTGATGTGAAGTATGGTTGACCACCAAGTGTCAGATTAAAAGTGGTTTTAGTTCCGTCAAACTGATCTGAAATATCATCAAGTTTGATGTATGGACCAGTTTGTTGGGGTCTTCCGATATACATTGGAGGTTTTTAGGTATTTATGTTGGGTAGGCGATGAGGACGATACCGGAACCACCCGTACCACCATATGAAGCTTGATCTCCACCACCTCCTCCACCAGATCCAGTAGAAACTACTCCATTACCACCAGGTTGATTAGTGCTGGAAGCTCCGCTGCCGCCTCCACCAGTTCCACCATTAGATCCAGAACCCCTAACAGCTCCGCCGCCACCAGCAGCAATCCACCAATAAGTGCTTCCTGGTCCAGGTGCTCCCAAACCACCTCCAGTAGTTGAAGTTGATTGTGATAATGGATTTCTAAATGTCGTTGGAAGTTGTGTGCCGGCACCACCATTAGCACCAGGAGCTGAACTTCCGGCACCTCCACCTCCACCGGGAGTTGATGCTCCATTATTACCTTGTGTTGGTGCAGGAGTTGATGTTCCCGTTACTCTATTTCCAGTTCCTCCTGGACCAGATCCATTAGCACCTCCACCACCACCACCAGATCCACCTGGACCACCAGCAAATACGTTTTCAATACCGCCAAATCCACCACCCTGAGAAGTTATAGTTGAAAATATCGATGGAGATCCTGCAACAGAAGGTGTTATTTGTTCTCCATAGGCGCCAGCACCACCAGCACCAACAGTAACTGGATTTGGTCCAGGATTAACAGCAAAATCAAAAGCACCATTATATCGGTATCCACCAGCTCCGCCGCCGCCGCCGTCACCAGAACCACCACCACCTCCGCCAGCAATCACAACATATTCAACAGAAAGTGGTCCAGTAGTTACATTAAAATCACCAGAAGAAGTAAATGTATGAATTGTCTTACCACCAAAGAAACTAATAGCACCACCAGTAGCTCTTGCTGTTCCAGTGGATGCTGGAAGTGCATATCGGACAACTACGATTCCTGAACCACCAGCGCCAGAAATAAAGTTATATGGAGTTGGTCCACCACCAGCACCACCGCCTCCACCCCCAGTAGCATAAGTTCCAGGAGTTCCATGATCACTAGGAGAATATCCGCCAGCACCTCCTCCACCTACTCCAGCAGCACCTTGAGTTGGAAGTCCACCGGCACCACCGCCGCCACCACCACCAGCAAACCATTGATATTGTCCTGGTCCAGGATTTAATACTCCTACACCTGTTGTTGTAGATGCTGGTCCGGCAATGGCAACTTGAACACCAGATCCGCCAGGTCCGCCATTAGTGGTACTGATTACCCCAGTCCCAGCAGATCCTGCTCCACCACCACCGCCACCAGCTGATCCAGTTCCTGGACCACCACCAGAATATCCTTGTGATGGTGAGTAAGGAGTTGGACTATTCCCCGATCCACCTGGCTGATTTCTTCCACCACCTCCACCAGATCCGCCAGGATTTCCTACGTTTCCATTAGCACCAGAAATTTCAACGCCTCCACCACCGCCGCCGTCTGCACGAATATAAGATGGTGATGGAAAACTTGCAGGAGTAGGATAAAAGTTTGATACATTTCCATTTCCACCATTAGTATTATTTCCGGTTTGTGGTGATCCACCTCCACCAATAGTTACAGTATAAGGTCCAGGAGAAACTGAATATGAAGGTCCTGTTAATGGGTTTGTAGATGCATCTACAACTCCTGGCAGATTAGTTCTTAATCCACCAGCACCACCGCCACCAGAACCAGCATTTCCCAGAGGTCCTCCGGCACCTCCACCTCCACCACCAGCAACCACAAGGTACTGAACAGAAGTAATCGCAGGATCAGTAACCGCAAAGGTTCCCGATGAAGTGAAGATATGTGCTCTATATCTGATTCCTGGTCCTGGATCCAGATAGTCACTAATCACACCCCCACTTGCACCAGTATAAGTAATGCCTCCACCACCAGAAGGTGCAGCAGAAGTAACAGCAGCAAGACCAAACTGATTGATTAATGTTGCAAGAGAAGTAACAATGGGTGCCATATCAGTAGAACCTAAAATCGCCGTTCTTGATTGAAATGAAGTTATAGTTCGTCATCGTTGATGCAGAACCAGTGGTATTAATACCAATGAAGTTAAAGATGTCGTAGCAAGAAGTACTGCCAGCAGCAACAGTTCCTGATGGATATGAGATACGAGTCGAAACTCCAACCGCTGCTGTGGAGTTAAATGTGACCCCATTTAGAACAAGACTTGAACAAGCATATCCAGTTGCACCTTGACGAACAATCACCGCAAAGTTGATTGAACGATTATCAAAGTCTGATGTAGTAGGGATACCAGTCACACTCAAAGTGATTGGTCCAGTTGCATTATAAACAACAGCAATATTACCACCACCAGTATTGTATGCAAGTGATGGTGAGTTATTGGTTGCAACAGTGACCTTATCAGCAACCGATGCCAGACGAAGATCGGTTAATGTTGAAATACCTGTATTATTTACACCTGATACCGAAATGCTTGGGTTTCCAGTTAAGTTTTGTGCGACAGTTGAAATACCAGCAGTCGTCGCATAACCTGCGGTAGTAGCATTTGTGGCAATACCAGCGATGACTGCATAAGTTGCTGTCGTAGAGATTCCAGCAGTCGTCGCATAACCTGCGGTAGTGGCAGTCGTCGCAGTACCAGTTAATGTACCAACAACTGTTGCTCCATTTGGAAACGTCGGAGCACCAGTTCCTGCCTCATTTTTAATATTATTAACTCTTATTTCAGACATTTTGAGTTATACTTTTCAGTTATTTATTCAGTTACAACAGTACCTCCGAAATCATAGATCTCAGAGGTTGCTACTGACTTATTTGTATATCTCTTACGGTCATCATAGTTTGTTGACCACTTATAATCACCCTGAAAATAAATGGTCTTATCAGTCCCTTGAATGTTCTGAGTCTTAGCAATATGATAGTTTGCCATCTTACAAATAGATTTTCAACTATTTATTCTACCGATCTCTCAAACTCAGTTCCTTCCTGCACAATTCCATCACCGTCACCATCAACTGCATTAGGATCATAAGTCACATCTTTAATCACAGTGCCGCCAAAATCATAAAGTTCTTTGGTGGCATCTGCTTTCTTATTATAGATCTTTCGGTGCTCGTGAACAGTTGTCCAGCGATTATCACCCTGATAAAAGACGGTTACAGTTCCACCCATACCAAAATCTTGTGTATGTTGAATATGATACTTTGCCATTTTTTTCAAGTATTTATTGCTTGATGGTCTGGAAGTTTAGGAAGTAAATCAAAAGATATAATGGTTCTTTGCTTTCTTGATTGATTGGGATGAACAAAGTGTAATGTATAAGAAGGTACAATGACTAATGTTCCCTCTTTGACATCTTGTGGATATGCCAGAGTTGTCGTATCACTTCTAGGGTCTTGCCAAGGAGCAACAAAACAAGTAGGAGTATGATGCTTTGAATCAAACTCCACATAAAGAACACCAGAAAATCCCCAACTGCGATGATTGTGAATCGTCTGGTGGTCTCCTTGTTTATACCTAACAGACCAACAATCAGTCATACTGCACGTTACTTGTGCTTCCTGGCAAAACTCAAACAGTTGAGGTTTGATAAGGTCTTGAAAGTAGTGTAGATATGACTTCTTGTTTGTTTGTCTGTCAGTTTCAAAAGTTTGCAATGTGGTTCTTACAAACTTTTGAGAGTTGATGCGATTGAGAAGTCCCTTCTTTTTAAAATCCCAATCATCAATCTGGTATTGATAAGAAGGGTATTCAAAAAGTGGTGTCTTCATCGTGCTCTATCCCAAGCACAGTGAGCACGTTGACCGTCTTGCAAAACATAGTGAAAAAAGATCTGATGAAAATAAAGTTCACCACTCTTACCAAACAATTTCTTACTCTTCTTTACACCAGGCATTGCATCACGCCAGTGCGGGCGCTCACATCCTTTATAAACCATCCCGTCACCTGCTTGAAGAACCACAGAACGATTCTCACCAGGAACTAATACTTGTGTCTTCTTTTTGTCGGCATAAGTATCGGGAGTTTTAATCCAGATAGGCCAATCAGCATCCTTTCCTTCCAGATTGGTGCTGATATGAACTGTCACAGAAATCTCACAGGCATCACGGTCTGCGTGACGAGTCAGTTCCTGACCAGGAAAATAATAACGGTCATAATAATAAGTATTATAAAGTTTCCGTCCCAGTGCTTCTTCAAGTTTGAGACGAATACCAGTATGAATCTGACGATACTGTGGGTGCCAGTAACGAGCCAGAGAACCTTCAACCTGTTGCTCTACTGGTGTGTGATTAAACTGATCTACCTGTTTGCCCCAGTAGTTAATCTGCCCACGTTCTTGTGGAAGTGGATGGTAAAGTTCTTCTGCATCCCATAGATTCTTGATGACCAAGTATCCATTCTTCTCAAAGGATTCATTACGAGTCCAAGCAGTTCCAGTGTTTTGACGTTCTTGGAACATCAACTGCATTTCTGTCATTTGTTCTGCCATGATTTACCTCACTTCCAACGCTTACCGACCGTCCAACCTACCAAACTCTTACGGGTTCCTTTTGTAACTTTAAGAACACGGTGCATCGTGCGAGAATCAAACAGAATCACAGTGCCACGCTTACGAGGAGCAATATAACTATTCCCTGCCTCATCAAGAAGTTGAAGGTTGCCGCCTTCATAATCATCGGGGTCACTCAGTTGAACCACAAATGAAAGTTTTCTTACAAGTTCAATGTTCTCATTTACGAAGTCTTGTGCTAGACCATCTTGACGATTACCGACACTTACAGGTTTGTATTGAGTTGCAAGTCCTGCGTCATTGTGCCAACCATAGAACTGCCCTTCACTATATTTCGTGAACTGCATTGATTCTCCATCAATACAATGCAAGTCATACAGGAAGTTCTCACGGTTTGCCCGTTCAATGTAGTGCCACACAAATCCACCAACCCAATGTGTGGTGGGAATCCAGGCATTCTGTGAGTTTCGTTTATCTTTGTTTAGGGCATCTCCGTGAAGTCGGGAGTCTGCCATTTGATCTTCGAACTTTTCTGAGAGGTCTCGTTCAATGATATCTACCACATCTTCTGGTAGATCACTGAAATACCAAATGCTTTGAAATGCCATACGTTAATAATGTATTCAGGTTTATTATATAGGATGTTGTGGGGAATGTCAAATAATTAATATAAGAACTCGTAAATACTCATAATTGATCCATATTGCTGGTTTCTTCCATCATCAGAGCTATTTGAATTCCAAATTTGAAAAGGTTTATCACCACTACTACCACTCCTAGTCTTCCATCCAACAGTCCAGGTTCTACTACCAGATGCTAATTCTGCGGCAGCATCAGTATTATCAATAATACGATGAACATATAGTGTAAATCTAGACCATATCTCACTTTGATCAACTCCGGCATACCATACTCCTTTATGCCTATCAGAATCATTGCTAGTGCTCATACCATCCAAACCAGCATAAATTCCACATTGATCAGAATATGCCACACCACCAGGTAACATCCCCTCCATTAAAATCCATGATGTATTTGCATCATATTGTTTTGTAAAACTACCTGTCCAAATAATACCATTAGAAGAATCACTTAATCCTGTTCTAGTGTTATTTCTAAAACGTGTTACGTTTACTAATTTGTCACCAGTAGTGGTAGTTGAAGTTGAGTTTAATAAATTTCTTGCCATTTTTATCTCGCAATTTCGTAAATTAAAATATGAGTTCCAGACTGATGGTGCCTATCATTATCCGCATTATTCGGATTCAATACTTCACAACACCTTACAGATTCATTTGAATACCAACCTATTTTTAAACTATGAGATCCAGCAGCAATATTCCATTCTTTGAATGATTTATGTACTATTCCCAGTGTATTTTCAGCAGATCGATCGGGTCCACAGTAATAAAATCCTCCACCACCTGCACCATTTCTCGGTCCACTACTATCATTATAAGCCAAATATAAATCATCAATTGTGCATGAACATCCTATCTGTGGATAGTTAGGCATACCCTGCATTGGAATAATTCCAGCAACTTGAATAAAAGACTCTGAATTTGATCTCAACTTTGTAAAAGTAGTATTAACTAATGCACTTCTCCCATCAGATACTGCCGAAATGCCAGATCTACTATAATTTTTGTACCTAGTAATATTAATAATACCAGTAAGTGTGGTGGTTGTAGATACATTTAAAATATTTCTAGACATTAGTATAAAATCTCCCAAACTCTAAGGTAACCATACCAATTTGTTTGACCTCTGTTATCTACTGAAGAATAAGATCCACCTTTGTTCGGACAGAAATTCCATCCAGGTCTGTTTCCGCCTCCACCTGCGGTTTCCCATCTTATAATTATTGGAACAGTTCCAACTCCAAAATTTCCTGATGAAATATTTGCACTCAGACCATTTAATGTTTGTGCATGTGCAAAGTTTTGGCAGGAGTGTATGTTAAATTCACGCTCATTACCTCCTGTCATCCCCCAAAAATATTGTGATCCATTATATAAATCTGAAGTTTGATTACTACACCTAATACAAGGTGCTGGTGCATATGAATATGCTTCTAATGAATTAAACTGTGCAGACATGTACAAATAACTTTCTGATGCAGATCTTTGCTTTGAATAGTTATAAGTCCAAATGGTATAGTTTGCCTGATCTCCCATACCACTTACTTCTGTCATAACATACTCACCTGTCGCAACTAATTTAGTTGCTGCTGCTGTTGTTGTTGCGTTTAGTATGGATCTACCCATTTGAATTTCCTTAACTATTTTGTTGATTTGTTAAGATATTTCTACGCCCCAAATATTAAAAGATACGTTTCCATTTAAAGAGTTAACTGCAACTGCGTCACCCGTTCCTAAAACAATTCCAGTTCTCTCTATAACTGCTGCTGCCGTTAGACCGGCGAGAGTTTCTATCTCATGACGATCACCTCTAGTTGCACCAGAATTAACAAGAGCAACTGAAACTGATGTTGCTGCACCAGCTCTGTTAGTTGCAGAAATATTCACAACTATTGGAGTTGTTGCAGTAAATGCAGTTGTCCAAGTATTTGCCGAAGATATTAGTGATGTTTGTAATCCAGATGCCATTTAATGTAGTCTCCTTTTCTGTAATATTTATATTCTATAACTTAGAAAGATCCGCAGAAATATGAAAAAGCAATTCCACCACTTCCCATATTTTTATAAGTGGTGCCATTTTCCGAAAATTCCCACTTACCAGTACTATGATTATATCTTATTTCCCTAGAAGAAGTTACATTACCAGAACCATCAGTAGTTTGAATAACTCTAATACCACCAGTACCAGCAGTAATACTATTTCCAGATCTAAGATCAATAGTATTATCCTTTATAGAAAGGTTAACAGTATCAATGGTTGTTGTGGTTCCATTGACCGTTAAGTTTCCACCAATAACGGCATTACCAGTTACGGTCATTGCACCACCGACCTGAACATCGGTCAGTGTTAATGTATTCGTTACATTAAGATTAGAAGCAGTAATAACCCCAGCAGTGGCATTTAGATTGCCAGTAACTGTCAGATTACCACTGTTCGTAAGATTGCCACTGTTCGTAAAGTTACCAGCGTTAGTAATACTACCAGTGCTTGTTACAGAAACAATACCCGTCACAGCAAGAGTATTGGTTTCAGGAACAGTAACAACTGTCCCAGTTCTTGATTTAATATTGTCTACTCTTAATGTTGACATCTTGAACTTACTTTTTAGTTATTTAGATTAGTTTTCTTCTATAATCAAAATACAACCATCACCAACACTCAGTTGAAATCCAGGTTCAACATCAACAGTTACATCCTCATCGTGAAGTATAAAGGATGTTTTATAAGGTGGTTCAATATCAATATTAGATTCTATCACATTCTTTTGAGTATCACGAAAAGTATTATCAACAAAACCTAACTGAACTGGGATTGTCATATATCTACAATGCTAAAAAATACTCCATCACCAACACTCAATGTTGACCCAGATTCAATATCAACAGTTACATCTGGATCAGCATAAATCACAGCAGTTTTTTGTGGTAGATCAAGATCAATATTAGAATCAATCACATTCTTATAAGCAAATACTGTGGCATCATAAACGACTGATGCTCCACCACCACCAGAAATACTAATATCTACTCGATTATTATGAACTGCAAAAGTATTACCAGTGCCAACAAAGTTCAATGCGGTAATGATACCACTATGAATAGCAATACCACCAGAATGAATACCAATTCCCCTAATACCATCGGTAGCAGTAAGAACTCCTACTTGAATATTAGTGGTATCCTTAATAATTCCACCTTGTATCTTAGTAAGTGCCATAGTTCTACCTAGAAGAGACCAAGAACATTGGTTTGTAAAGTAGTTCCCGATGCTATTCTAAAAGTCGCACCAGAAGCAACTACAATATCTGATGCTCTTGTGAATGCTACACTACCTTCATCAGATCCAACTTCAACACTTATAGAAGTTCCAGCAGCAATCCTAAGTTCCTTTGGAGTCTTAAAGACCTGAAAGAGTGGTGATGATTGACTTGGTGAAAGTGCTGTTGCAAATCCACTCACACCACTAAGTTGAGATCCATCACCAACAAATGAAGTAGCAGTTACAACACCAGCAAAAGTTGCACCAGAACCAACAATACCACCCGTAAAATTCAACGGGTCTTCAAGTGAGTTACCACCTACTTTTGTGATTCTTGAAAGTGCCATATCAGGTCATCTCCAAGATAGTCAGAGCAACATCAATACTATTATTTGTGTCACTCTGAACCGTAAGAGTATCTGTTGCTTCTAATACAATCTTATTTCCCTGCATAAACTCCAAAGTTGATCCCTGTGGAATGGGAACATTTTTGAGAAGTTTAATACTATCCGAACTTACTCTACTTACACCTACACCAACATTAATACCAGAACCAGAAGTATTCGCAAGTGTGATTCCAATTACCGTTGTTGTAGTTGCTGCTGGAACAGTATAAACCGAAACCGTAGTCACTCCTACGTTTGCCTTCGTTTTGAGTTTGAATACGTTCGCCATTTATACTATCCGAATACAATGGAATAAATCAAAGCGTCATCAAGAACGCTACGACCATTAACTCTATAAGTTCCTGAGATATTTATATCCCCTCCAACATCCAGTTTATACGCTGGTTGGACGCTATTAATACCAACACTGCCAGTTGAAGGAATAAAAACAAATCCAGTTGATGCAATACCAACCGAACTTACACCAGTATTATTCGCAAATGTTGGATATACAGGAGATGCCGTTAAATCCTGAGGAATAACATTAAAAGCATTAACCCCTATAAGGTTAGAACCATCACCATAGAATGCAACAGCACTGACAATGCCGGTAGGACCGTACATCGTAATTGCAGATCCAACTTGCAATGTTGATTGCGGATTGGTTGTCCCAATACCCAAGTTTCCGGGATTCGGAACAAATACAATCTTATTAGTTGAAATACCAACCGAAGTTACACCAGTATTATTCGCAAAGGTTGGATATACTGGTGAAGATGTTAGATCTTGGTTAATGACATTGAATGCATTAACCCCTATAAGATTAGAACCATCACCATAATAGACAACAGTTGTGATTCCAGGTTGAGAAGAAGTTACAATACCTGAGGATGTAACTTTAACCTGATCAAGTATTACATCACCAACAACGTGAAGTTTTGCCTGTGGATTTGTGGTCCCGATGCCGACATAGGGAGTCGCTGTCGTAGCAATACCAATATTTCTATTGGAGTCGTCTACTATTATAAAACCAGCAACCTGTGACAGCTCCCTATTATTTGCCATTAGAAAGTTATCTTTCTAGTTATTTATTGAACTTCTTTACCCGTATCATTCCAAAATATGATGAGGTACAAATGGCATTTCTGATTTAACACCAGAGATCAAATCCTTAATATCATCATACTGATTGCACAGATCATCTTCAACAATTCCATAAGATGGATATAAGGTTTTTACTTCTCCTAAATTTGCAATTTCAGTTTCATTAATTGAAGTTTTTTTTCCAAGAAGTCCGAATGATTTCACATAGAAATTAGAAAGATCAAAGTTTTTTACCCTATCAATTTCAAAGTAATCACAAACAATATCAATAGTTTCTTTCTTGTTGCCCAAAAAAGAATTTGTCTCTATCCATAATATTTCAGGAGTATCACTTATCCATTGAATAATATTCAACCATATAAAAACAATTTTTTCCAAATCACTATCAAACTGATATTCTTTCAATGACGGATGACAATGATTTAGATGATACTCATACTTCGTAGATACTATATTATCAATATAATTTGATGTCTTAATCTTATATAAGTGATGCTTTAATTTCCTATACAGGAATACTTTTTTTCCAGTAAGATGTCCAGAATAGTGACATAAAGAACTTTGAAACTTTATGACAGTATTATCGGTTAATTCTTCAATCAGTTTATCATTCTGTATGAGATTATGAATCCAAGACGGTTCAGCATATACAACTGTAGAATTTGCAAGCAACGTTGCCATTAAAGTAGAACCACAATGAGACGTATGATATATTTGATTAATCATTTGCTTCTATGCCATCCACATGTATTCCAAAAAAATGAGATACGCAATATCTACCATACCCTGAATAGTAATCAGAATCTTCTATTGATACATTCTTAACTCCGTGCTCAATATATGATGGTAATAGAATCAAACTATTGTTCATACATTGAAACTCATAATCATCATACTCTGGAAAATAAAGTTCTCCACCAGAAAACTTTCTTGGTTCTTTATGAAAGTAACTAAACGCTAAAAAGTCGTGTCTGATATCTGTGTGTGGTTCATAATAATCGCCATCATGATAATATCTTACCTTTGTTCTACAATAATTAATATGATTTATTCTTTTATGTTGTGGAAATTTATCATAGAAAATATTCAAAAATCCGTGATTGAATAATTTTTGAGTTACGGTTATAATATTAGAAAGATTTTTATCGGCATAGACAGTATCCAGACATAAAGATCTGGATTTTGTCATAAATTCTTGTGTCTCAAAATTCCACGCCCCATGATGCTGACCAGGATCATAAAGTTTTCCAGGTTTTGTGAGGAACTTTAATTCTTCCCAAATCAATTCTAGTTCTTCGTCAGTGTAAAAATTTTCAATAATCAAATGTGGAAATGGATCTTTTAAAATATTAATTCTTCTTTCCATAATATACCATCTATTCAAATCATTATATCATACTAAATCAACTTTCTGCGTTCCAGGGTCTCCATCCTTCTGAACCTTCAACAAGATCCCAAGTTAAAGTTTCTTCATTCCACAAATATCTAAAAGTATCTACTGGTTTTTGAACAGGAGCGACAAATCTATTTCTTTCTGTGCTCCAAACCCAAGAAGGAAATTTTGGCGGCAATGCATAAGTATCATATTCTTCAAGGTAAACATACCCTGGCGAAACAAAAGCATCTCTTTCTGGATCGTAAGTATCTCCTATTGCAGCATACTTATATCTAAATTTGTTATTATAAGATGTCTGTATCCAGTTTCTATCTTGACCATACAAATTTTTACAAAACTGAATTCCTACTTGTTCAGATTCATTTCCATTCTCATCAAGAATATCATCATTTGAAATGACAACTACTTGTGTTACTACGTTATTTTGATCTAATTCTGCGAAATGTGCCATTGTTATTATTAATTTACAGTAAAAGTTCCACCAGCAGTGAAGTCGTGAATCACATAATCCGTTCCAGAAACATTTGCGGTGGTAATTGTTCCACCAGTTGCTTTTGTAGTTGTTCCAGTATATCTCACAATGACTCTTCCAGATCCTCCTGATGCGGAAGTTGTATAGGAATTAGAATTTCTTGCACCACCACCAGTATTGGCAGCAGGTGAAGAAGTTGTAGTTCCATCACCATTATTTCCAATAGAAGAACTAGAAAGAGTGCCACCAGCGCCACCACCACCAAATGCAACTGTCAACGAACTACCACCTCTAAAAGTTGCCAAATCATATCCAGATCCACCAGCGGCGCCATTATTAGGTCCAGCAGTTACACCAGCACTCCCCTTTCCTCCACCACCTCCACAACCAACAGATGACCTACTTACAAAACTACCACCGCCACCAGCATTTCCCTGCCCTGATGTTCCAGCACCACCAGAAGTAGCATGTCCACCAGATCCAGATCCACCAGGTTGACCCACTACTCCCACAGTATAGGGGGGATTGAATCCACGTGCTGTTCCATATCCACCACCGATAGCATTACTGGCACCAGTAAATGAAGTCACAGACCCATTGTTTTTTCCGCTTCCTCCACCACCTATTGTGACTGTACTGCTACTTCCAGGATTTAAAGTTGCTGAGTAAATATACAATCCACCAGCACCTCCTCCACCTCCACCATAAACAGCGAAATCATCATCTGAAGTCGTAAACGTAGTAGATAAAGCAGCATAATCACTGTAAGTTCCACCTCCACCTGCCATCATAAGAACTTCTATATCTAATGACGTTGTTGTAGTTACAAAAAAGGTTTGAAGTATAGACATATTAGGTTAATCCTCCTCCCATAATTACAAATGTATTTGAGGCAACACAAAGAATAGTAGCAACTCCTCTTTGTGCCAGAGTTCTATTTCCAGTCGTTGCTGTTCCAACAAGATACATCGTTACAGAAGTTCCTTGAGTAATTGTTTGATTACTTGAGGAATTATTGTATATAGATACCGTATCACCTACACTGAATATACCAGAGTTAACTGTAACTCCGCCAGTGGTAATAGATATATGCTTTCCAACATCTGATGCGGCAAGAATGTATGCAGAGGTTTGAGCGTTTTGTGGAACTGCACGAACATTTCCAATAGAATCATTTACAGTAGTTGCAGTAACTACTCCAACTGAAATTCCATTAGATGTGCTGTTTCCTCTATTTGTAACTGAGTTTAAAGTATCAGTTTCAGTGTAAGAGGTTATATAAGTTGAAGAATCAACAGATCCATCTGCTTTTAGGAATTGACTTGAAGTCCCACCAGATTTGACAAATGAAGTTGCAGTTGCAACTCCAACTGAAATTCCATTAGATGTACTATTACCTCTTGAAGTTACATTCGCAAGTGTACTTGTTTCCGTATAAGAAGTTAAGTATGTTGAAGAATCAACAGATCCATCTGCTTTTAGGAATTGACTTGAAGTTCCACCAGATTTAATAAACGATGATGCAGTAGAAACACCAGAAACACTTAACTGATTTGTAAAAGTTGTTCCAGTAACAGTAACACCAGTTCCAATGGTTTCAAATTTTTTATTATCATTATAATAAAGTTCTACTGCACCTCCACTTACGAATTTTGCAAAGTTTTTATTTGTTGAATGTTGTTGAATATTAATATCAGATCCTGATATGTAAAGAGATCCTGATCCAGTTTCCTCAATTCTACTATCAGTTCCATCATTATAGATTCTCAGATCATTATTATCACCAATATTTAAGTTATATCCATTTCTAACACTAATTGCACCTTCAAATGTTGAGACACCAGTTACTGTCAGACTAGTTGCAGAAACTGCTCCACCAACCACTGAGGACGATACTCCACTGATATTAGCATAATTTATAGTTCCTGATAGAACCACCCCAGTCAATTGACTTCCATTACCAACAAAGGAAGTTGCACTTATAATACCTGCGGTAATATTCCCACCAGAACTTATTGTGGCACCAGTTCCTACCTCAAGTCCGTTTTTGACCCTAAAATTCTGATTAGGCAAGGTTCAATATCCCCTTACTTTTTAGGTATTTATCAGACCTTAATCGCAGTAAACTTAATCTTATAACTTGTAGAAGAAGAACTTGTAGGAGTAACGAGCAGTCTCATATTACCACCAGAAATATCTACATCAAATGAACCCAAAGAACCATTTGTATAGATGGTTCCATATTCAGTAGGATATGCCAGAGTTCCATTATGGATCGCAAGAACTTTTGTGACGTGATAGTTACTTCCTTGCGTTGCTTGAATCATATACTCAACTGAACGATAAGAACTTGCACTCAATGTATGAATAGCAGTTTGGGATGTTGTTGAGGTTGATGCTGTTACTGTATAATCATTGACCCAATAAGATCCATCATAAGTTAGATTTTCACCTGCTGCTGGTGGAAGAGACAGATTAACATCTGAAAGATCATCAAGAAGTGTTGCTCCACTTCCGCCACCACCTCCTCCTCCACCAGTGCTGGTTGTGTTATAAGAAACAAACTCAACAATATCATTAGCAAATGCGGGGGAGTTTAATGTAACTGATGTACCGTTAGTTGCAACATATTCACTTGCCGTCAACTTAACACCATTTACAAATACATCTAAGAAGTTTACATTATAACTGAAACTAAATGATGATTGACCAGAAGTAGCAGTATTAATACCAGTTGTTCTAAGAGTTGGGAATGTTGCCCAAGTTACTCCAACTCCTGTCGATTGCAGATATTGTCCTGTTGTTCCTGTGGTTGATCCTGTGCTTACATAACTGTTTAGAACAATTCCATCTTTAAATGTTGATACACCAACAACAGATAGACCAGCACCAACAATTGCACCACCATTAAATGTAGATACACCGACAACATATAGACCACCACCAACACTAACATCACTTCTTGCAGTGATGACTCCAATAGAATCAACATTGGTTACGTCTTCATAAGTTAATGTTCCCGCAATAGAAACATTACCAGTAAATGATGCAGATGTAGCACTTATGTGCCCTAAGGTAGAAATGCCAGGAGAAACTGTAAGATTTAAGAATGTTGGTGTATCAGAAACTCTGACCGTAGCAACACCATTAGGTTGAGGATCAGCAGAAGCAATGATGTTATTGCCTCTGAAATCAAGAGTCGTAATGCTTCCAGAAGTACCTACAACAAGTCCTTCATCATATACATTAAATCCGTTCAGGATATTATTAACAGAGAAAATACCAGGAATAGATGCCCATTCCCAAGTGCCAGTACCAGTTGCTCTTAAGATATATTGAGCACCACCAAAATCAATTCCATCTGGTGAAATCTGATTTACATCAAGTTTGTTGATGGTTGCGATACCAGCGTTTACATCACCAACAAACTGTCTTGCAGTGGCAACACCAGAAATTAAAGTATCACCAACAACTTGTAATTTTGCTGTCGGATTTGTTGAACCAATACCAAGATTTCCAAATTCAGGAACATAACCAATTTGAGTTGGTGCAATACCAATCGAAGTAACGCCTGTGCTATTTGCAAAGGTTGGAAATACTGGTGATGATGTAATATCCTGCTGAATAACATTAAATGCATTAACACCAATCAGGTTAGAACCATCACCATAATACTTAACTGTGGTTACTCCTGGTTGTGATGATGTGACAATACCAGAAGCGATTGTAACACCATCAATAGTACCGATTCCAGATACAAATAGATTTGTAGCACTAATGATTGATGCTGGACCTGTTGCTTCAATGTCACCAACAAACTTTTGTGCTGTTATGATTCCAGTAAAGATTGCATTACCAACAACATTTAACTTAGCAATTGGATTTGTTGAACCAATACCAAGATTTCCTGATGTGGGAACGAATCCCATCTCAGTATCGGCAATACCAATTGAAGTAACACCAATGTTATTAGCAAAGGTTGGATATACAGGAGATGCTGATAAAACTTGATTGACAACATTAAATGCATTAACACCAATCAGGTTCGAACCGTCACCATAATACTTAACAGTTGTTACTCCTGGTTGAGAAGAAGTTACAATACCACTTGAAATTGTAACACCATCAATGGTGCCAATACCAGTATAATTGAGATTAGTGCCACTAAGATTAGTGATATTAGCATTGGTGATAGTAGCAACACCAGCATTAATATCACCAACAAATTGGCGAGCAGTGACTACACCATTGAAAATGCCATTATCAATGAATGTTACTGTTGGTTTAGTGTCAGAGGATAAATTAATTGCCTGATATCCTTGACCACTATTAATTTGACCAACACCAATAGTGCCTTGAAATGCTACATTACCAGTTCCGTCATAAACATAGAATGCATTGGTTCCATTTGCCGACTGATAATATCCAGTGCTTGGACGGAAAGAGGAACCTGTTACAATTCCAGTCGCATTCAGTTGAGTTGTATTGAGTGTCCCATAAACGGTTGCACCAATACCAGAAGTTTCAAATGTTTTTACATTATCATAATAAAGTGCTACTGAACCATTTGAAGTAAAAACAGCAAGATTTTCTGATGAACTGGAATTTTGAATAAAGTGTGTGCCAGCTCTGTAATAAGTGTTAGATGCATCAATGAAAAGATTTCCAGTTCCAACATCCTGAATAAAACTATCAAAACTATTATGGAATATTCTTAGGTCATTTCCATCACCAAGATATAGATTTGCATTATCGGCAAGTCTTACATTACTTCTGAATGTCGATACACCAGAAACACTTAATTGCTTGGAGAATAAAGTATCTCCAGTAACAGTTGTAATTCCAGCAAATGTGGATACACCAGAAACATTTAAATTCCCAGTGAGAACTGCATTACGAGCATTAAACTCATCAAAGAAAATATCATCCTTTACATAAAGATCTCCACCCACATAGAGATCGCCACCAGTTGTAGTAATACCACCATTTGAAGCGAGAGTGGTAATACCAGTTACATTTAAATTATTGGAAAGATTCAGATTAGGGGCACTGATTGTATCATCAGTAAATTGAATTCCCTTAACTGCAAAACGAACTCCGTTTGGAACCAGAGTTGATCCAATACCAACTGCATAGTTAAACATCCAGGCATCGGTTGTCCCAATACCATAAGAGTTTGCACCAACCCACATTAACTGCTTGTAGGTTGCTGGTAAACTACTAAATCCAGTAAGAGCAAGATTAACTAATGGGGAACCTTCGGTAGAAGCGATTGCAATACCGCCGTGATTAGCAGTAATATCATTTGAGACATCATTCCCAAAAGCATCAGTCGTGATACCAAGAGTAATTTCTTTGTCAAAGATTCTTAAATCCTGAGCACTAATAACTGTTGTGGTTCCACCAATACTCAGATTTCCTGCAACATAAAGATTGTTATGGAATACTGCCTGAGTATCATAAACATCAAAACCAGTCTGAACATTCAGGTTTTGAATTGTTGCAATACCAGTTACATTTAGATTATCTAATGTAGTCCCATTGACAACATCAAGACCAGCATTTGCATCAATAGATCCATTGAATGTAGAAATACCAGATGCTAAAAGATTTCGTGTGGTAATGTCTTCACCAATTGAAGCACCACCAGTAACATTTACACCACCAACATAAAGTTGATTCTGAACATATAAACTATCTCTAAATGTTCCGACACCGACAAATGTAGATGCCCCACCTACATTGATATCACCAGCAATATTTGTTGACCCAACAACAAACAAAGAGTGGTTTTGTGCGTTTGTTGTTCCAATCCCAACCTTACCGATAGTCTGTAAGACTGTGCGATTCTCGGTAACTGAGGTAATACCAAGATTAAGATTCTGTTGTCTACCGCTCTTATATGGTTGGGACATTTCTGATATTAGTTAAGTGTTTCTAAGATGCTTCCAATAAATTTAACATTAGTGGCACTATCAGAACTAATCTGGATAGAGTCACCTGTTTCAAGAATTAATTTACCAAATAAAAGATTTGTAGAATCATTTGCAGGTATTGGCAAATCTTTCACAATTTCAGTAGTCACTGCAATACCAGCAACTGATCTCTTATGTGAGAATGAAACAGTATGGGTCTGACTACCAATGTTCGCCGCCTGCGCCAGTAGAATAATTCCACTATATCCTACTGGTGCAGTATAAATTCCGACCGTATTGGTATTAACAACTCTTGTAACAGTCTGATATACGTTTAATGGTAATGGCATTTTTTATTCTCCTCCTAGTGCTAGAATAAATGGAGTCATTGTGGCAAACAAACTCTTGGAATAGAATGTACCAGAAATAGTTCCTGTAACTTGGTTAATTTGGACACCATCACCGATTCGGAAGTTACCTGCCTGATCTGTGCTTGTATAAACAACGAGTCCTCCATTTCTAGCGTCTGTCTCATTTTCTTGAATCGGAACTCCACCTTGTGCAGGAAGAGCAGCGTTAATATTAGTTCCAGAACCAATGTATTCAAATGAATGACCAGAAGCAAGAACACGACTTTGCTTAAAGAATGGAACTGTTGTACCAACACCAACAGCATAAGGAACGTTTTCATTCAATACAATGGTACAAATTCCAGCCGATATTGGTGTTGAACGAGTGATTGAATAATAAGTTGGAATTAGTTCTGCTGTCCCTGTTGCTATATTTATTCCCACATCTGGGGCGGAGAATGTGACTGTTGGAGTTGAAGTATATCCTCTACCATTGGATACCATCTCAACATTCGTTACTGAATTTCCAGTTAATTCTACAACTCCTGTTGCAGCAACTCCCCATTCATTTACAGTACTTGGATCAGCAATCGTAACTGTTGGTGGAGTGTTGTATCCACTTCCAGGATTAGTAATATTAATTTCTTTGACTGTATAATATAAGTCTTCAAAATAAACAACCTGCCCATCAAATGGTCTTATTGTATTAATCTTAACTGTTCCACTTCCTTGATATGTGTGGGGAAGAGTTGATGCCCCAACATAAGCAGAAAAACTATTTGCGGCACCTACCGAATCCACACTAAAAACATATCCATAGTTGCCACTTGGATAAGTCACAATACCTGGACCAGAAGGGCAAGTAAATTGAAGTCCAGAAATTGTAACTCCCATCCCAACACTTAGGTTATGATTTGTGTTAGTCGTAACTGTCAAGATACCAGTTACATTATCATAGGATGCGGTTTGAATTCCAAGCGTTGGTACGTTCAGATCAAGAACAAATGTATCAGAATTTTCTGCGGAAGCAGTACTCACAATTCCAGTATATTGAAGTGCGCTTACACCATCAGCAACAAGAGCATAGTTACCAAATGAAGCGTTTGAGTTTGTTAAGTCACAAGCACCACCAGATCCACAGTAAACGGCAATGTCATCACAGATTGTAAATAGTGAAACCAACTGTGCATATCCACTGTTGGTGATTGAAACTCCAATACCACCCTGATTATATTGGGTGAAGGAGTCGGTCACCATTGACTTGGTTGGACCAATAACATTTTTGCCATCAATTTTCATTCCAATACTATTTGGAATGAAGTTAGTGCAGTTACGAATATAGGGTGACTGATCAGAATATCTAATAGTATCTGGGTCAAACGCAAAAACTGCCTTACCAGGATTCAGTGTTCCTGTATAAGACATTTCAGTCACGTAATTACCTGGTGCTACGTGAAATAGATCTTGATTCGCATTCTGAGGAACAATAGAAACCTCTCTTAAACTATCCCCAACAACACTGACTTGGGGTCCAAGTTTAATTGGATTATCTTCTACGTAAGTTCCAGAAGCAACTTTAACAACTGCTCCTGGAATGGTTGATGCAATCGCTACTGCTGCCTTAATAGTGAGTTTTGCATCACCAAGTTTTAATCCAGTATTAGTATCCTTTCCGTCTTTTGTAACATAAAAGATATTAGTAACGCTTACACCCGAACCGACTCTGACGACATCTGTTCCGATACCAGGACGAGATCTTATCGTAAAAAGATCTGCATCAAATGTGTTAAGAGCTAATTCGCCTAGTTGAAGATCTGTTACGGCAGGAACCTTTCCTGGTACAGCAGATCGTTTAATTCTAAATGGAGTCGCCATCTATTCGCATTCGGTATTTACCAGAAGAAGCAGTATATACTGCCTTTTCATATATTTATTCAAGATGCGTTATTCCTTCTTGGACGATAAGCAAACAGGTTTGTCGGAGGATCTGGTTTCATCCATTCTTCTATTTTGTTAAATCTTTCTTCACTATAAAAATATTGCTGAACATACCACAACTTCCAATGCTCATGCCCCTTTGACTGGTTACAATCATGGCAGCAGCAAACTACGTTTTTTGTAACGTCTGCCCCACCTTTTGATTGGGGAACAATGTGATCAATTGTGAGTCTCTCCTCTGACCCACAATAAGCACATTGATGTCCCCATTCTTCTTTTATGTTTTGCCTCCACATTCGTTTCGCCTCCCCAGAACTTGTTACGTGTAAGTTAAACAAGTATTCTTTTGGAGAATGTAGAGGTCCCATAAGTTACTGCGACTTATGATTATTTATTTTGCTTCTTCTTACAAACACTCCTTGCCCAAGCACGACTTAAACTATTCACATAAGAACAAGATTTTCCAGATTCCCCACAGTATGGACATTTCTCATCTGGGGGATCTTTAAGATAACCCTCAGGTGTGTACATCTTTTTCTTTTTAAGATTCTCAGTTTGTTTATGCTTTCTGTGATTCATACAACCACAGGTTCTCCTTGACCTTGTGGAAGTTGAATTAGACCGACATCTTCTAGTTGTTCACGACGAGGAGCACAGCCATTTTCTTTTACATTTGAAGCAACAACATTTGAAGTTGGAAGTGCTTTTGGAATCTCAATGTCTACAACAGGACCCATTAGAAACTTATTTCTTGTAATCGTTCTATTCTGTGGATCAAAAGCAACCATTGCCAGTGCATCAATTTCGTCACCACAATCAACAATCTTCCTTCCAGTCTTGGTCTCAATGACTGAAAAATATTCTTCGTTATACTTTTTCATTTTCTGATTTCTTTTTTTCATTATAAGACGGTTCTGGTTTTCTGTAAAGACCTGGCCAAGTATCACGAATGATCTCTGCAAGTTTGTATGGAGTTTCAGAAGTAATCATAAATCTTGTGCAATAGACAATATAAACATAAGGATTCCGAACAGTTGGAATACAAGGAGGATGTAAAGAAAGTCCATAAAAAAGGAGTTCTTGTGGAACTCCCTTATTTATTTTAGAGTGCGTTGCCCCTAGGGAGAACTTCCTCTGGAAATACAAATTGTTCATGAGGTTGATCTACTGGAGCCATCCAAGCACGAAGACCTTCATTCAGAAGAATGTTCTTTGTATAGAAGGTTTCAAACTCAGGATCCTCAGCGGCACGAATCTCCTGACTTACAAAGTCGTAAGCACGAAGATTAAGGGCAAGACCAATGATACCAATGCTGGAAGTCCAAAGACCCATGACAGGAACAAATAGCATGAAGAAATGCAACCAACGCTTGTTACTAAAAGCAATACCAAATATCTGTGACCAGAATCGGTTTGCAGTAACCATTGAATACGTTTCTTCTTCCTGTGTAGGTTCAAATGCTTTAAAAGTGTTCGCTTGTTCACTATCTTCAAATAGAGTGTTTTCTACTGTTGCACCGTGAATCGCACAGAGCAGTGCTCCTCCCAGTATACCAGCAACTCCCATCATATGAAAGGGGTTAAGAGTCCAGTTGTGGAAACCTTGTAGGAACAGCAGGAAGCGGAAGATAGCAGCAACTCCAAATGAAGGTGCAAAGAACCAACTGGATTGTCCCAGTGGATACATTAGGAACACAGAAACGAATACTGCGATAGGACCAGAAAATGCGATTGCATTATAAGGACGGATGCCGACCAGACGAGCAATCTCAAACTGGCGAAGCATAAATCCAATCAAAGCGAAAGATCCATGGAGCGCCACAAAAGGCCAGAGTCCCCCAAGTTGGCACCACCTGACGAAATCTCCCTGAGACTCAGGACCCCAAAGTAGAAGAAGAGAATGACCCATAGCATCTGCAGGCGTCGAAACAGCTGCTGTGAGAAAATTAGCCCCTTCAAGGTAACTAGACGCCAACCCGTGAGTGTACCAGCTTGTAACAAACGTTGTACCAGTAAGCCAGCCACCAAGGGCCAAATAAGCAGTGGGAAAAAGAAGTAATCCAGACCAACCCACAAATACAAAGCGATCTCGTTTAAGCCAGTCATCCAAGACATCAAACCATCCTCGTTGGTTAATTGGTTGTGAAAGTGTTGAAGAAGTCATAACCTCCTATGTATTTCTCATATTTAGTTTACAATACTTTACAATCGAAGTCAATGAGTGATTCTACTTAAAGAAATTATCAAGTGGCGCAAAAGAAGAAATTCTATTTTCTGCCATATCAATATACTCTTGATGTATTTCAATTCCAAGATATTGACGTTTGAGATCTACACAAGAAATAGCAGTTGTTCCACTTCCCATGAAAGGATCCAAAACTACATCACCAACATAAGAATAATACTTGATAATCTTATCACTTAGTTCTTTTGGATATGGTGCAAGATGTTTCGATGCAGTCTCTGGATTTATTTTCCACACATTTGATCGTTCATATTCTTCTTTAACTAAGGACTGTTCCAAAATATCTCCCTCATAAGATCTCACAACTTTATCAATCAAAAAGTTTGCTGGTTTCTGAAAGATAAAGATAGTTTCACTTACAATATTTGGTTTGTAAGCAACTGGTTTACGATGTTGATAGAAACCACCATTACGATTAATAGCAGCGCCTTCGGGTTTTACCCAAACAATATCATCAATGTACTTCCATCCCATATTCTCCATTAAAGAAAAGAAATGAAATGGAATAGCGAGTCTTTTACTCTCATGTGCTCTCGATTCTCTTGCTTCAATAACAGGAGAAAGATTTACCGCACACATTCTTCCTGGTTTGGTAACTCTTAGAACCTCAACAAATACATTATCAAGAAATTGCAAATACTCTTCATAAGTTGGCCAAATAGAATATTCACGAGCATTATAATAAGGAGGAGAAGTGCAGGTTAAATGCACACTCTCACTCTCAATATCTTTTAAAACCTCAGAACAATCTCCTAGAAAAATTTTATTCATCCGATATTACGAGCAGAAGATTTATTAGAGTTGCAGTCACCATTTTCAATTGACTTTTTACCATGACATAACTTACAAAAAGTCTTCACGTTACCTGGAATATTATTATAATGGTTTCCATCAAGATGGTCAAGGTCAAGAGAATTTTGAAATCCAATCCATCCGTCACGGGGAACTGGACACTTGAACCCAAGTTGACTATCAAAATTTTCACAAAAAGTTTTTTTGTGAATGGTTACACCAGGAATTGTTTTTCCTTTCTTACGAGCATTTGTGCATCGTGAACATTCTGATTTAAAGGACCAATATTTCCACTCACGAACTAAAACTTTTTTATCACACCCATCATTTACACAAATTGGATGTTGATTTCCCTCAGAAAGAAACTTTGCTTCCATTTGTTTAGAAAGTTCAGAGCGGGGTGCCATTTGATTTGTTTGAACTGAAGTTATTATAATACAAAAAAAGACCCCTTGCGGGGTCCTTGTGACAGTTATTAAATTGTCTATCAACCGATGGTTGGAGCAGTCAAGGCAATAGGTGTATTCTCAACAGCAGCCAAATCCAGAGGGAAGTTGTGTGCGTTCCTCTCGTGCATTACTTCCATCCCAAGACCAGCACGGTTCAGAACATCTGCCCAAGTATTGAGCACACGACCCTGAGAGTCAATGATGGACTGGTTGAAATTGAATCCGTTGAGGTTGAATGCCATCGTGGAAACACCAAGAGCGGTGAACCAGATGCCTACGACAGGCCAAGCAGCGAGGAAGAAGTGCAGCGAACGGGAGTTATTGAAGGAAGCATATTGGAAGATAAGGCGACCAAAATAACCGTGGGCAGCAACGATGTTATAAGTCTCTTCTTCTTGACCGAACTTGTAACCATAGTTCTGTGACTCTTGCTCAGTGGTTTCACGAACCAGTGAGGAAGTAACCAGAGAACCGTGCATAGCACTGAACAGAGAACCACCGAAGACACCAGCAACTCCAAGCATATGGAAGGGGTGCATCAGGATGTTGTGCTCAGCCTGGAACACCAGCATGTAGTTGAAAGTACCAGAAATACCAAGAGGCATTGCATCAGAGAAAGAACCTTGACCGAAAGGATAGACCAGGAATACTGCGGATGCAGCAGCAACAGGTGCAGAGTATGCAACACAGATCCAAGGACGCATACCAAGACGGTAAGAAAGTTCCCACTCACGACCCATATAGGCGTAGATACCAATCAGGAAGTGGAACACAACCAGTTGGAAAGGTCCACCGTTGTAAAGCCACTCATCTAGGGAAGCAGCTTCCCAGATAGGATAAAAGTGCAGTCCAATAGCATTGGACGAAGGAATCACAGCACCAGAGATGATGTTGTTTCCGTACATGAGTGAACCAGCAACGGGTTCACGGATACCGTCGATGTCCACTGGGGGAGCACCGATAAATGCGATGATGAAACACGTTGTTGCGGCAAGCAAGCAAGGGATCATCAGGACTCCAAACCAACCGACATAAAGACGATTATCGGTTGAAGTAACCCAGTTGCAGAACTGTTCCCAAGTATTCGATTGTTGTTGACGTGAAGCAATTGAAGCAGTCATTTTTTTAAAAGAGTAGTAAGACCATCAGGGAAATGGTGGTGATACTATTCCCCAGTCACCCTCAGACTGGGTATGAGAGACGTAATTTATACACCCATAGGTCTCGGTTAACGGGTGTTCGCAATGTTAAGAATTGTTAGAGATCCGTAACATTTGTTTACCTATTTATCATAGCACCGTCTGCTTCTGGTGTCAAGGGTTCATTCCAGTTTTTTTTAACTCTTTATTAAGTTGATTTAATTTTTCATCAATAAGTGATTTTTTTCTCTCTGGTTTTTTAAACAACTTTTTCACTAGATTTTTTCTTTTCGCATACTTCTTCTTTTCTATTTCAGCATTTTCATTTACAAAATCTTTTGATACTAGTTGTTTATAACTCAACACACCTGCTGGACTCTTAAAAGTTTTTGGATCAGTAAGTTCAATATTCTTTTTAATTGATTTTTGAAGACGTTTAAACAGTTTTATATTCTCCGGAAAATGAGTGTCAATATATTCTTTTGATAATTCTAATCGATGGTTAAGTAATACATTTCTATCAAATTCAAATAGTTCCTCTATATCTTCTAATGTTATATTTTCTAATGTAATTACTTTACCCCTATGAATTATTTTCTCCATTATACTCCTCCCAATAAACTTGGTATAAGATTATTCAATATTTTCTGATTTTTTTCTCCGGGTAAACCTTGATACAATTGCTTTATTGCATTATCTCTGGTAGATCCAGGTGGACTTTTTCTAACAATATCTATGAGTGCTTCAGTTTGAAGTGGAGTTAAACCAGCAATATATCCGTAAGGTTGTGCTGGTCCTGGATAATAATTTGGATCACCAAGATTATACCTATCTAAAACAATCGGTTTAGGAGGTATGGCAGGAACCTCCGGAACTTCAGGAGATCCTGGATCAGTCATAAAACGATTTGGTAAAGCAACACCACTTGCATCTGTTGGAATGTATAATGTATATGAGTACAAAGCATAGTCTGCTTTCGGAGTTGTAAAAGCAGTCAAATTAGAAGGATAATATTGTGATGCTCCCTTACAATCACCAAAAAGACAATCTAATGAACCCCAAAGATAAATTACTTTTTGCGTGTAATGTTCAAAGATAGTTCCTGGTTTACCAAGATCATAATAAGCTTGTTGATAAGCACGTCCTAAATCAGTTGAAGCATTTGCATAAACACCAACAGAAGCAACAGAAGTAAATCCACCAGAACTCAAATATCCCACATAATATGTGGATAACCACCCATCACGCACTCCAAATGCAAGTGGTGTTACTCCATTAGGATATGTCCCATCTATTTGTCTTATTGCTGCTACTTGTTCTCCATTATAAGTAGTGTATAAGTTGGAAGGTATATTGACTGGAGCATTTGGATTACTTCCATCTCCCTGATTTCCCCATACAAAATCATTTGTATTAGAAAGTCCTCCAGTTACATTTTCATAAGTTGGCGGAACTGCAGGAATTCCTGGAACTGCTGGAACACCACTGTCAAGACCAGTTGTAAAATAAAAACCAGAAGAAGTCATTCTCTCATTCAGAAGACTAATCTTGTGATCTATTTCTTCCGATTTGAGATGATTTAATATTTTGGTATATTTATTTTTTCCCACTACAAAAATTCAGGTTTAAAATATTTATTATACCCTATATTCTTCTATCTTATCCAATACCTTATTCAGATAATGATGTGCCAACCACTTTGGGTCATATCCAGACTTATTCATCCACTCTTTATCCAAGTCTGCTTTTAATTTAATAACTTCACACTTGATAATATCCTTAGTCAATTGTCCTCTTGGCATATACAAAAAAACTCTGCTGCCTATTTAGCAACAGAGTTGAATAGTATTAAGTGTTATATCAGGCAGTAGCACCAACCTTCACATTTGCCGAAACATACTCTAGTACATTTTCTGGTGTCGATACTTCATATGGATCAGTGTCCGCATTGTCACGCTTACCGTTTTCCACGAATAGTTTCTCGATGACTCCGTTATCCACGACCGCAGCATAACGCCAAGAGCGATCCCCGAAACCTAGGTTAGACTTGTTGACAAGCATTCCCATAGAACGTGTGAAGTAAGCATTGCCATCTGGAATGAGTTTGACTTTCTCAATGTTCTGGTCTTGTGCCCAAGCATTCATCACAAACCCATCATTAACAGAGATGCAGTAAATATCGTCGATGCCAAGACCAATAAAGTCGTCGTATTTCTCTTCGAATCCAGGAAGCTGATAGGCACTGCAAGTAGGAGTGAAAGCACCAGGCAGGCTAAAAATGACCACACGCTTTCCATTGAAGAGTTCAGAAGATGTACGAGTTACAAATTCGCCAGATTCACGAAATTGGAATTGAACTTCGGGAATAACATAACCTTCAGTACGCATATTAACCTCCATCAGAATACACCAGGAATAATTTGTCCAGTGACAAGATAAGAACCAGCGGCGGCAACGAATCCAATCATTGCAGCCCAACCATTAATACGTTCTGCCTTTTCAGTAAAAATTTTGTTCATTGTTTTTCTCCTTTATAAGGGTGTTGTTGTTTAAGTTCTGGATTGGGTTGGGAGAAAACCATAGGACTTCTTGTTTTATTTTTGATTACGATAAAAGCATCGTTCTGATAGGATACGGTTCCAAATGGTTTTGCCCACTTTACATTTGCATCTGGGTGAGTTGCAGTTCCAGTTACTGCTACACCACCAATTTCAACCACAATTTCATCTTCTCCAGTCCATTTAAGTTCTTGAAGGGCAATAGAAAGTTGTCCCAACCAGTCAGAACTTCTCACAGGTTTTCTTCCTGTTCGGTCAGAATCACACAATCAGACTTGGGATAAGCAACACAGAGAAGTGCAAACCCTTCTGCCATCTGGTCATCATCAAGGAAAGATTGTTCTTCATTATCAATCTCACCAGAGACAACTTTACCAGCACAGGAGGAACAAGCACCTGCCTTACAAGAATAAGGAAGGTCAATACCTGCCTCTTCTGCTGCTTCAAGAATATATTGATCTTCGGCACACTGGATAGTGGTTTCGGTGCCGTCAGGGGTTTGAAGTGTAACGTTGAATGTCATTTCAATAAGTTTCCGCAACTTTCTCTACAGCATAGCACAGGAGCACAAAAAAGGCAACTGATGTGACAGTGAAAATTGTTTCAGTCATCAGAAGATACCGAAGAAGAAGTTGCCAGTGCTAACATAAGAAATGATGCCAGCAACAAAACCGACCATTGCCCAGCGTCCATTGGTTCGCTCCTTTACTTGATTAGGTGTGAGCATACCATAGTTCTCATAATACATGGTGGGCTCTTTGGCAAACATATTCTGTTGCCCATACTCATTAGTTGTTACGGTCATTGTAAATTCGTTAAGAATTGTTACACAATTATATAGCAAAAATAAAGGGAGGTCAAGCCTCCCTGTTACGGTTTTCACATATTATAAGTATAAATGCTTACTATTTTCCTTCCCAACCAGGAGGTAGTCTACCCAGATATGGATCATAATCAAAAAATGGATTCCAATCGGATACATCAGCAGATTGATTTCTCCAAAACTGCCATAATCCATCATGACTACTGCGATGAAATACATCAACATGAATATCATGAATATCAGATCCTAAATCAATCTTATACAAGAATAAAGGAATCGCAAAAGTATTCCCAGAGTTATAAATCAAATCATCAGCAACTGCTCTTGGTTTAACACCCTGATCAAGTTTATACTTATCACCACGACAATGAAGATTGATAAGTTTCTGTGCGTGATGGCGAGTGATCATATAGCAGGCAGTTGAAAAGTCATTCACAAAACGACGATGCAACTGGACGTGAACCTGTGCAGGATTAATGATTGCAAGTTGTATCACATCATAATCATAAGGAACTTTTGCATAGAAATCTTTCCAAGAAAATCCCCAATGAATGACAGTGCTTATGTCACAATCATCTTCCATCATTAAAGCACAAGGGGAATCAGAAGTCTCCAACCAATGCTTCATTGCTTTGAGATGTGAAGTTACACATCCAACTTCACCAGAAGACATCATATCAGGATAACGACCTTTGAGAATATCTCCAAGATCTTTATCTCCCCGACCATCATATGCAGAGATACGAGTATAGTTTTCAACTTCCCAGTATTTAAACTGATCTTCCATAAACTGTGCTCTCTCTGGTTTTTCATCCAGATTGATATAGTAAATGGGAGGAAGACCTTTGAGTTTATATGCTGATTTATTTTTATCCATCATTCGGAAAGAATACTTTCAATAATTTGATTGAACACTTTTGTCTTATTGGCAAGAGGATCTTCAGACCCTCTCCAATTAGAATGCCAATTAGTAGCAGCACGATAATGAAGAAATTTACCATCCAGATGTAACTCAAAATTATATCCTCTGGTTACCTCTTCATTTTGCAAATCAATGTCATTGAAATGCGTTGGATATTGAACATCAGTTTCCTTCATCCAAAAATTGTTTCGCTTAAAATAATAATAAGTATTTCCACCAACATCAGTGAGTTCACCATTTACTACGCCATCAGAAAAATCAATATTATAATCTTTTATCTTTGGCATATTGAAAAACATAATACCATTCCACATATAAGTGATAGATCCTCTGTATTGTGGCAAACCCGCAATAATAGCATCTTCCATATACTCGGATATGCTGAAATCATCAATTAAGAATAAATCAGAATCACAAAAGAATACAACGTCATTTTGATGATCAACTTTAATGATATTATCATAAGTCCACTGAACAGTATCAGCACAAGCTTGTGCAGGATTTAATGCTACTGTCCTTTCTGGTTTTTTATAATAAGAGAACCCATTATCAAAACAGATTGATTTAAATTGCTCCGAAATCGACGATTCGATAGAGTCATCGACAATATGGAATTGATATTGATCTTTTAAAAATTTTTTAAAGAGTTTATCTTGCAATTCAATAAACTCTGGGCGATTAACGACCGAAGTAAAAATATGAATCATAGTTTAGATTGAATCCAGTCTTCCAGTTTAACTTTTGGTTGCCAACTAAAAACACCATGCATTCGATCAGTATTGGCAAGAGTAACTCTTGATTCTCCAACACGTGGAGGAATATTTACAGTGTTGTCTGAGATCATAGCAGCAAGTTCATTCACAGAGTAATTTACTCCAGATCCAATATTAAAAACTTCACCATAAATCTCTGGATCGGGATTTGAAATTGCTACCTTAATATTTGCATCTACAACATCGCCAACATAAGTAAAGTCTCTACGTTGTTCACCATCACCAACGATTGTCAATGGTTCACCAGCGGCAAGTTGACGAAGAAAAATACCAACAACAGGAGCATACTGTCCACGAAGAGGTTGACGTTCACCATAGACATTAAAGTATCTGAAAATAACAGTTTTCAGTCCAAATAGTTGAGTGTACATTGTACACAGTTTCTCGCCATTGACTTTTGAAACTGAATATGGATTCAGACAATTATCAGGTTGAGTTTCTACGTTAGGAGGTTGATTAATCATTCCATAAGCAGAAGAAGTAGATGAGTAAATTACTTTCTGCACACCTGCTTCTCTTGCACATTGTAGAACTGTACAGGTTCCGACAGAGTTAATACTCACCGCCTCAATTGGATTAACAATTGCTGGTTGAATACGTGCCTCTGCCGCAAGATGAAACACATAATCCACACCATCGTAAAGAGGACGAGTGTTTTCATAGTCACGAATATCATACTTATAATTTCGTGCATTATCGTTCCAGTAAAATTGATCGTGAGCATCAGAATACTCATTATCAATTACAACAACCTCATGACCCATTTCAAGAAGACGGTCTACAAGGTTTGAACCAATAAATCCAGCACCACCAGTAACTAGTGATTTAGTCATACAATTCTCTCAGGTAGGAAATAAGTTTTATTAAAGTTAAAGCATTCCTCAGTAGGGTAGCTAGTCAGTGGATTCACAGTTCCATGATATCCACTTGTTTGGAAGAAAAATGGATCATCAAAAGTATAAACATTAAACCAACGCTGAATCTCAGCAAATCCAATATCTTGATAATCTTCAATTACATAACCAGCATGATAGGTTATCCTTTGACACATTCTAACATATTCATCAGTAAGATACAATACTGAATGACCACCAAGCATATTATACACACGATAAAGATCATCCTTAACGTGTTCATACTGAACATAAGGTCCAGAATGTCCGTTCATTCTTCCCCAAGATGAAATACCAAGATAAACTGCATCGGCATCATCGGGAACTTCAATCTCTGGACGAAAGTTCTTGATTACACAGTCATCCTCAAATAAAATAAAGGGAGGATCTATCTCAGATAGACCCTTGTGATGAGCAGAAGAACATCCAGCAACTGGATTATCTGGACGAGCAACTCCTTCTACACGAATGATATGTTTAAATCCACATTCTTTTAAAAGAGTTTGCATACTCTCATTCTTTTCGGTATGCTGCTCCAAATTCATGTAAAGAGCAGGTATTTCTCTAAGGTCTATTTTCATATTCATTTTTGAACTAAAATCCAAGTTTGCGACTGACAATGATCTACATTTTCGATTATTCCATCAGTCATAACATCAAAAGTATTAGGCCACCCAAAATGAGTAAAAATGTGATTTATATAAGAAAGATTTCCCCAGTATCCACATTCAAGTATATTAAAACCAACACTTGCACATAAAGTACATAACCCAGTTGGCGTCATACCCCAAAAATGAAATGGAACTTGATGTGGAATGTTAATAGTCGGAACAGTAGTGTATAGATAACCACCAGGTTTTAAATGATCATACAAATTTTTTATACTAATAAAAGGATTGTATAGATGCTCCAAAGTTTGATTGAAAATAATCATATCATAATCTTTATCATCCAAGTCTATCTTATGAAGATCATATTTTTTATCTTGAAGATAATCGCATACAGTAATACTATCGTAACTAATGTATTCTAATTCACAATCTCCTGAGCAAGTCGATAGAAGTTTTTCAACGTGATTTAAATCATATTTTCCAACCCAATCTTTAAAATCAAATAAAGATGCTAATCTAGGAAAATCACAGTTAAACCATTTTTGTTTTTCTGAGTCAGAAAGTTTTTGATATTCATCATGCGCTTTTCTATAATATTCCTCAGGTTTTTCAACATGTTTGTTGTAAATATCGATTATTTCTTCTTCGGTTAATAAATTAATTTCTAAATTTACTTTTGTACTCATGATCTCAACTCACTATGATTTTTCTTTAAAGCAATAATTTTGGGAGAAAATGGATAGTCTGGATTTTCCATTTGTTCTTCTGCAAAACAATATGAAGGAGTAAGACTTAAAGTTGGTGGATTATCAATCAGATAGCGATTCATCTGCGACTCATCGTGCCATAAAGCAATCACACCATTTTCAAGGTCCTTGGTCACACGATCTGCAAGAACCTCTGCCATTTCTAGAAATCTTTTTGTAGATCCACCATTAAATCCGCCAGCATAATAGTGCTCTCCTTCCTCACCCACAGGAACGTATGCCAGCGACTGTGGATTTCTATCATACGACCTCTGCTCCTTAGGATAGAAGGACTGGTAGGGGTGCTGAGTGGCAACCAGGTCGCTTAGAACCTCATCACCAACATTATCCACCAGACCCATATCCACATCAAAGTAAAAACAATAATCAAACTGAGAGATAAACTCTTTTTCTTTTACAAAGTAATTGTATCTCTTTAAAGTAGGCATTGGCCAAAGTTCATGGTCAATCTGACAAACTCTTACATTATCGGATGCTTCTACTTCATGATCTGTAAATAGCAAGCATTCAATTTCATGTCCGTTCAGAAAGTTCTCTTCAATGTTATCAAGAAGTCTCTCAACAAACTGAATATATTTGTTTGTCGCAATAGTAAGAATGCAGATTTTCATACTTGAATATACCAAACATGAACTGGTCCAGGTACTCCTTGAACCTCATCACCATAATGTTCCAAAACCGCTTTCTGAACACCAGGAAATCCACTATGTTCCCAATCATGACCCATTACATATCCACCTTTACGAACACGATTATGCCAATAATTAATGTCATTATAGCAATTCTCATAATCATGAATGGCATCGATGAAAACAAAATCAAGAGATTCATCCTCAAAATCTGGTGCCGCTTCGGTAGATTTTTTACGTACTAGTTCCACACGATCACCATATTGACTTAACATTTCACTGACTTCTCTAAACAATCCATCAAATCCACCATAGTCATCATCTACACTAAAAAATTGATGCATGTCCCAACTATCAGAAATAAATGGGTCAACACCGTAGATTTTTTCAATTTTAGTGTTATCTAAAAGTGCTTTAATATGTTGCCCACCAGCAATGCCAATTTCAGCACCAACTTTTAAATCAGTATGTTTATTAAAAAAGTCTACTGTCCAGTCATAAGTATTTTCCCAGATAAGACGGGTTTTCCCTCTTGTCGGATCAGCAATTAAATTCTCTTTAAGTTTACCCATTAGTTTTTCTCCGTTTTAATATAGAGGGCATCTCCCCATTTATACCAAGTCTCTGGCCAATGAGTTTCAACTCTCTCAAATCCATAATCACCAAGAAATGTATCTAGTTCTTCAACCATAGGATTTCCCTCATACATCTCACCACGATTCACTTCACAATATATGTAATCAATGTGATTTAAAGTTTTTTTACCACCTTTAAATACTTCTAATTCATACCCCTGAACATCAACATTAATAAAATTTGCATCACCAATATCATAACTGTCAAGGGTATCAACTTCAACTTCTTCAGTCCCATCAAAAGAAACATCTGGATGATGTTCCAAATGTTCTTTTGGTTTTAAAATAGAACTACTTTGAGCCTCATTGCTACTAAGATACATCGTAGCACTTCCCTTTTTACTACCAAGAGCAACTTGATGCCCACTAATGTCGGCATTTACGTCTTTTAAACGTTCAAATAAAATATCAAAATTCTTTGAAAGGGGTTCAAAAACGGTAATTTTTTGAATACCATTATCAACATACTCTTGAATTTCTTCACCGTAGTGAGCACCAATATGGACTATACCCTTGATGTCCATATTATATTTGGTTTGAAGATTTGTGAAACTTATTAACATTTTTATTTTGAAATTATTTTTGCAATTTGATTTAAGGTTCCATCCCAAGTCAAATACTTATCATAAACCATTCTACCATACTCTAGATATTTTTCATACTCACCAGTTTCCAAAAGGTTATCAACGATTCTTGGAATATTATCTATACTATTTTCATCGATAAGTATTGCTGCCTTATCCCACTCAATTTCATCTTCAAAAGGTAACCAAAAAATATCACTAATGTAGATAGGAATTGCATCCATTTGCATGGTTTCATATAATCTAAAAGAAGTTGGACCATATCCTCTTGGAGCCAACCCAAATACAGAATCGTAGATAATATTTCTAAATGCTCCCGACAATCCGTCAGAAAGATTAACGGCAAATTCATATCCATCAATTCCCATTAACTTATCACACATTACTTTACGAATTGGATGAGTATCATTTCGCCCAGCAAATCCAACTTTATTCATTCGATTCTCTTTCGGAAAACCAGGATGGGGATCAGAAAGCAAAGGAATAGGTATGTATTCTGTCGTTTCAGATTTAGGAGACTTTGGAGAATTTGAAGAGGCAAATATTTTACAGTTATCAATAGAAACTAATGTACCATCATCATATTGAACAATAGTAAAAAATTTTTCTCCTGGATATTTTGAAGAAAGTTCATTCACCCAATTTTGAATTTCACCAATTTTTTCCTTATCATTTCCCCAGTTATTACTACAATGATATTGAGTCCATTGAATAGGAATGTAAATGTAACTACTATCAACATCAACAGTAGTAAAATAAGAAAAAGCCCTCTCTTCAATCAATGGATTTAATCCTTGATGAGGGGGATAACTAAATGTATTTTTTGGTAACCACTTTTGTGGAGTATCTACAATTCTAATCATAAGTTTACTATTTGCTCTTTATAATATTCAACCGACTGTGCAGAATAAGATCCACAAGCATTCCAATTACTCTGGGGACGAAGACGATGATTGTGTCTTAGATCATTTACAACCACGAATTCACCACCATTCTTTAACCAAAAATAATATGCAGCCGCAGTGTCTGCATGAAGTAGTGGTGTACTATCATTTTCATATGGATGTGCAAGGGAATCCAAATACATTTGACGATTTACTACATAATTACCACTATTCAAAAACCAATCAAACCACTTTGTTTTCTTAAAAATAGCGTCTTTGCTTTCTTCAATACCAATTATATCATATTTGAAAGTATAATCAGAAATATGTTCATAGTCTATTTTATCGTCATTCTTACAAAACAGTTGTCTTGGTGAATAACAAATATTAGAATGATCATCAGGTATATTTCTAATAATCTGATATGTTTCCTCAAAGGGATGGTTATCACTATCTAACAAATATACCCACTCATTGGTACAGTTTTTAACTGTGAGATATTTGTTTCGAAAAGCTCCAAGATTTCTTTGATTACGAAATACCTTTATCTTACTAATTTCATTAGATAAAGAAACAATATTTTCATACTCTTGTTGGGAAGAAAAATCATCATTCACAACAATTTCAGAAACAAATTCATCTTCAACTGCATACTTAATACAATCCAAAAAATATTCAGAAGTATTATAAAAAGGTATGGCTAAACTAATAGTTTTCATTTTTTTAGAATAAACTCGGCAAGTTTTGTAGAGTCAACGACCATATTATCATACTGATCAATTTTAGCAACATCAATAAATCTTCTAAAAGAAATATTAAGAGCACGACATACATCGATATATTGATCACAATATTGATGTGGATTTGGTGGATAGATCTCAACCACATCAGCATTCTTATTAGCAAAAATAGTAAATGTCAACCCACCACTTTGAGGTGCGACAATTTGAGTTGCTTTTCTTACAATTTGAATTTTTTGCCTCATCGTATAGTCTTCAAAGAAAATTGGTCTAATACCAATTTTTTCTAAAGATTCAACAACTTCATTTTCATTTATAATCTGCCTACGCCTAGCATTTCCATCCTGAACATTTCCTAGAAGAAGATGTGCTCTGCCGCGACAGATATAAATTTTTTCAAATCCAGTAGTATCAAAATCATCTTCTACCCTAGAATTAAAAAGTTCTCTCAAAAAATAATAAGTACTATGATCAATAAGAGGAAGACCACTATTATTAGTAAAATCAAGAGGTTTTACTGATGGTATTAATTGCACATCATCAGTTTTAGGAACAACATTCAAAACATCAGACAAAATTTCGAATGATTCTTTTTGATATGAGAGATAATCTTCCATATCAAAACATATGTCAATTTTATTAGACAAATCGACATCTTTTAATGCACCAAGCATAAGAGCAATCCAATGAAATATCCATTGAGCTCCCGCTTCTTCTATTTTATAAATCATAAAATTGCAGTGTAATCAGTACATATGCCATATGGAGTTTCGCCATATGGTACAAAACATTCAACATCATCTTTATCAATTAATGGAATAATTGTATTTTCATCAATTTTCATAGAAAGATCGTGTAACCATATTTTTCCAGTTGATGTATATGTAAATGGATCTCCCGTATGGCAAAAAGAATGATATGCCCAACATTCCTTTGCTGCTTCAAGATTTTTACAATGCAACCATAGATAATGTCTACGTTTATCTAACCAGTTATGGTCAACTTTATATTGAGGAAAATCATGACCCAACCACAACTCTCCATCTATTGAACGAATATCAATTTCTACATGATATCCATTTCCAATTGCACAGTCAATATAACTTGGACGATTTTCTTTATCAGGAACTGGTCCCCGAATATTACCACGATGAGAAATAATAATCACAGTTCTTCAATCCTTAACGACTTATCTTCAATGAACAAGTCATAGAATGGTTTATCTACTCTTAGTTCATGATATTTTGCTCCCCATGCCGCAAGTTGTCTTGCAGTAAGTTCCGTCCAGTCAATTTGCTTTCTCGATCCACGAGCAGTCCAATAAACTATTGTATGACCTTCATCATAAAGTTTATTAATTTTATCTATATTTTCTTGAACGGGTTTTGCCTTTGAATAATCGTGAGTGGTCCCAAAGTCAACAGAAGTTTCGCGCTGACAAATAGTTTCATCAATATCAACATAAATGATTTTCATTGATACATATTTCTCCTATAATTTTCATTTGGGCAAGTATCAACATCAGCGACTTCTTGTTCGGTCAAAAACTTAACCCCACCCAAAAGTTTTGCTCCAATAAAAATATCGGCAGACTTTTCGCACATTAAAGTGGAAGCTGCACAATCTTTCTTAGATGCAGATGCTGAAATTATACCATGATTTTGTAGGAGAATCAACTTAGGAAAATATCCCTCATCATCCACAAACTTTGAGACATGTTTATCAACTAACTTTAAAATTGCTTCGCCAGGAGGAGCATAAGGAACCACACAAGACTTGATTCCATTCCTCACAATCTGATCGGGAAACCAACGGTGTTCTGCAAAATCATAGAGAACAGTTGGTTCAGAACAAAGAATCTTTGTTGTATGTGGTGGATGTGTATGTGCAATAAAATTAATATCAGGAAATGTCTTCATAATCCAAGCATGGAATGAAGTTTCAATACTTGGTTTTTTATGGAGAAGTTCTATCTGAGATCCATTTGTATTGCACAAGGTCAAGTCTTCTTCTGACAATGTATGAAGACTTGTTCCACTTGCTTTGATTAGGAATGTATTTTCATCTACTCTTACCGATACATTACCTTCACCACAGATGGTGTATTCACTAATTTCTCTTGCTAATTCTAGTATTTCAGACATCTTTAAGGAATAATGCTAGTTTATTTAGATTTACCTTCCAAGGAGAGTTTAGACCGCCAGAGATAGAAAGAGCACCATCACTTTCTACACTTTCTTCTACTTTTTCTACAAACTCCGTATCATTAAAGTGATGAAGTTGAGTATGTGACATTGAATATTCGAATCGTGTATTAACATCAAAGAACAAAGGACTATTAATAGAAATAACTTTTGTTTCTGGTGGTGAGAAGATTACATTACACATACCACCACCAATTGGTCCAGCAACATACTTAGCAGAGTTAAATAAACCAATCTTCTCTTTCATCGTCATATTTTCACAGAAGACTTCTTCATATCCATGAGACTTGAAAAGTTCTGCTACTTCATCCTCATTCACACAACGACGACGCTCAGTATAGTTGGTTCCAATATTATCGAAATTATTATGCAACCAAGTGCGCCGTGAAATATAAATCTTTTCTGGTCCCTGACATTCTCCCTTCATACGATTGATAATATCAAATACACCAGAATGTGGTGGAGTATTTGAAAGACCGTTATGAGTCAATGAAGAAGACACTACAACAGTATTATAAAGAGTCTCTGAGTTCAGAAATACAACATCTTTTCTTCTAATGCCAAGAAGTTCCAAACATTCCCATACAAATGGGTATAAATCATCTTTACCTTCTGGTGAACTTACAAGGAGTTTAAGATCTGGATGAATCTCTTTCTCATTGAAGTAAGAGTAGAGATAAGGCAACGTATCGTAGATAAAATGATAGTAGTTCGCCATATTATATACAAAGTAAAATACAGGAACTGAGCAGAAGTTCTTAAAATGAAAAGGAAGTTCTACTTCATACTCCATTGTTTCTTCATAAACTGTTCCTCTTCCAAGAGACATAAACATTTCTTTGGTTGGAAGAGTCAGTCGATGAGTTTGATGTGAATAGATCAGTGGTTGTGGGTAATGTTTAGATAGACCTACAAATTGGCAAGAAAAGAAATACGCTACTTCTATATCTCTACCATTTTCATCCTTTTCTTTTATAAGTCTTGTTCTTCCAGAATTCCAGTATTCAATTGGTAAAATAGTCTTTTGAGTATTCATAAGGATGCCATTCAACTTTATTAAAAAATCTTTGCCAATATTGATATGTTTTTAAATCGTTAGGTGTACCCCAACAAATGTAGTTATCAATCTCAAAATTCTTTACTTTGTATCCCAACTCTATTGCCTCGTTGAGCATACTATCTACATAAAACTCACCATTAGTTCTGCTATCATTATCATATAGAGATTTTAAAGAACGGAAAAAGATTTCCCTTGAACGGAAAAACATAGTTCCAGTGATAGCAAACTCGTTTACAGGATCAGTTCCAGTAAACTTTTTAACATCGACACGACTTACATTTCCATCTTCATCACATTTAACCCAAGAATATGCTTCTGGTTGCAAATGACTAGTATAGTTATTTCTATAAGTCCATACTATTATATCATTTTCTTCATCATTTACCAAATCTAAAAACTTATCAGCATCGTAAAATACTCCATTATCACAAGCAGAAATCAAAATAGAAGAATCTGGATCAATCACATTGACGATTCTTTCAGTAGTACATGCTTGTCCTTCAAGAACATCATCAATCCAAATAGTATTTTGACCAGGAGACTGATGACCTTTTAAGCAAGCATAAATGACATCATCAGTTTTTGGTAGGCAGCGAACTGCCTGATCTACCATATTTTTACCATTGACTTGAATGAATGGTTTGGGTGCATCATAACCTTCTTTTGAGAAACGACTTCCAGCACCTGCCATTGGAAGAGCAAGAATACAGTTTTCAAGTCTAACTTCTTTCTGACCTTCTAATGCTTTACGATAATAGTTTGACCAACTATTATAAACATCAAGATCAAATGGAGTTCCCCATTGAAGCATATAAGGAACTTCATAAACTTGGTTATTCAAACCATCACGAATGAGAAGGTTATATACAAGACTTACATAATACTCACCATTGATGTTAATATCTTCATCAATCAACTGTTTAAAGTATTTTTTAACGTAACTTCCTTTTCTAAAATAATAATTTCCAGCAGAAGCAAACTCAGACATTTTATCGTCTGTAAATGGTTGCTTCTCACGAACTTCTAGGATTCTATTACTCTCATCAGTTTTGCAGAAAGCATAGTTATCACTTCCCAACATATGTGGATGAAAACCAGTATAGCATATTACGCATCCATCACACTCCGTCGCATCAACAAAACCCTTAAAATGACGATAATCCCAATAGATTGAAAAATCACAATAGTTGATAATGACTTCTTCATCATCATCGATTAAATTTTCAAACTCAGAAACAGAAAATACTGGACCCCTTTTATGTCTAGGGATAGTGACTATTTCTTTTTGCTCTACAAGTTTATCTAATACATCTACAATATTGGTTTCTTCCTTATGCTTATCATTGATAATAAAAACAAATTTACTATCTTCCGGATAAAGATTGACGATATGTTCTATAACCTTTCTTCCATCAACTTCAATAAGATATTTTGGAATATCATATCCAGCAGCAACAAATCTGCTGCTCATGCCAGACATCGGAATAACAACTTTCATAAGAAAAAACTTTTAAAATATTTATTGATGCCTGGAAGAATCTAGTATATAAGGTTGCTGAAAGTAGTTAATGGTTAATTGTTTATCATAAGCATTTTGAGTTACAGATGGTTCAAAACTACATTGATATCTTCCATCAAATAATTCTACCATTTCCATACAAAAATTATGAGTATCCGTATATGCCCTCATTGATTCTCGGTTTCCATACACAGTTGCATCAGAAACCCATGAAACTAATTCACCATATCCCAATGGATTTCGGGTTAGAACTGGTACAGTATAATTACACCAAGGAACAACAGAAAATATTTCATATTCTTCACTTTTTTTAACATTAGGTAAACTTGAAGTTATAATATCAGATCTATATTTAAGATAAGCATCATATTCAAACATATTTTCATCAGCATATTCAGTAGCCATATCAAATGCTTTCCTATCATTGAAAAACATAGACATAGGATTGTAAGGTTTTGGTTCTGGACTATTTGTATTCATGTTAATAAAAATTTCCATAAACCTTTGTGGAAATGAATATGGAGAAACATATAATCCCTTTAACCAGGGAGATAGATTTTTTCTAACACTATCATAGTATTCACATTCAACATCATTAATTGATGCAAAAAGATCGACATTATATTTCGCATTTTGCAGCAAAGGTAAGAGACACGACTCATAGCACTTAATGCGCCCAGAAATTAAAAGTGCAATTCTCATATTACAATCCATCCTGGAATATATAGATCGCTAATATCTTTGGAAGCATCTGGTCCAGCAAACCAAATACTAGGAGCAACTGTTTTTTTACTTTTTGCTAACCAAGCGCCCCACCAAGAGAATGAGGAGTTTGCAATGATATGATAAGTACAAAGAGATTGAAGACAAAGATCAACGCCAGTACTATTTCCTTCTGCAAAAATAAAACGATCTCCCTGAAAAACTTCTTGTTCTTTACACCACTCAATCCCATCAGAAAAAATCATAACTGGAATGTCTTCTGGCATATGGGACAATCCCTGAGCATAATACTCTAACGTTTGTACTGGGTGATGTGGATATTGCAGATAATCTCCCCTACGAAGATGAATTGCAATTACTTCTTCATTACCAAAATTTGATTTAAATGCTTCTTCTGTTGGTTCACGAATTTCATCGGCAAAAGTAAATGCCTCACGAATTTGCTTTTCAATATGTTTGAAATACTTCTCAGTCTGAAAATATCCATAGAGACTGATATTATCAGGACATCTTTCCCAGAGATTTTGATCTAATCCAAAATTTGCTTCCATTACTTTTGGAAAATTAGTCACATATTTTGGTGCTTCGGGAATCTTAAAGCACTCAAACATTGTAATATCCGAGTTTACACAATTAATATCTCTTGTCGCAACAACTGCTCTTGGTGGCAAGCAATACTCATATCCATGTCTTTGAGCAAGACCACGAAGAGCAGTATATTGAAACATCTGGTTACCAAGTCTTCCCAGATTTCCTAGATCATCATTTGCAAGCATAATCTTTGTACCATTCGTAAGTTGATTTAATACCTTCTTTTAATGAAATTTTTGGTTCCCAACCAAGTGCCTTGATTTTATCTACATTCAAAACTTTGCGCGGAGTACCATTTGGTTTTGTAGTATCCCAATTAATATAACGATCATAACCAACAACATCAGCGATAGTTTCAGCAAGTTCTTTGATCGTTACATCTTCACCAGTACCAACATTAATGTGTTCAGATTCATTATAGTCTCTCATGCAAATAAAACACGCTTCTGCAAGATCATCAACGTGCAGAAATTCTCTCATTGCAGAACCATCACCCCAGAGTTTCACTTCCCAATGTCTACTATGATTGAGAGCAGTATGAAACTTAGCAATCATTGCAGGAAGAACGTGTGATGTTTCCAAATCAAAATTATCATTAGGACCATAAAGATTTGTGGGCATCAAAGAGATAGCATTAAATCCATACTGCTTTCGATATGCCTGACACATCTTAATGCCAGCAATTTTAGCAATCGCATAAGCATCATTTGTTGGTTCAAGAGCACCAGTCATCAATTGGTCTTCTGTGATTGGTTGAGTTGCAAACTTAGGATAGATACAGGATGAACCAAGAAACAAAAGTTTCTTTACACCAAACTTTCTAGCAGCATCGATGATGTTTGTTTGAATCATCAAGTTATCATAGATGAAGTGTGCTGGATAGTCATTGTTTGCACCAATACCACCAACTTTTGCTGCTGCAAGATAGACATACTCTGGTTCATTTACTCTAAAAAATCTCTCAACATCTTCTTGCCTTCTCAAATCCCAATGAGAAGATGGTGTTGAAATAATATTCGTATATCCCTTCATATGAAGCATACGAACAATTGCAGAACCGACTAATCCTGTATTTCCAGCAACATAAACACGACTTTCACTGTCCATAAATGCACATATCCTCAACAAGTTGTTTAAAAGAAATTTTAGGTTCCCAACCTAGATTTTCCTTTGCCTTAGTGGCATCACCTAATAAAGTCTCTACTTCAGCAGGTCGAAAATATTTAGGATTAACCTTAATGACCGTTCTACCAGTAGTCTTATCAATACCTACTTCATCAAGTCCTTCACCTTCCCAAACAATATTCATACCAAAATAAGGTGCCGATTCTTCTACAAACTCCTTTACAGAATACTGAACACCAGTAGCAATCACATAATCTTCTGGTTCATCTTGTTGGAGCATCAACCACATTGCCTCCACAAAGTCCTTTGCGTGTCCCCAGTCACGTTTTGCATTTAGATTACCAAGTTCAAGAACATCTTGAAGACCAGAAGAAATTTTAGAAAGTCCACGAGTAATCTTACGAGTCACGAAAGTTTCACCACGCCTAGGAGATTCGTGATTGAACAGAATGCCAGTACAAGCATACATTCCATATGCCTCACGATAGTTCTTTGTAATCCAGTACCCATAAAGCTTCGCCACACCATAGGGAGAACGGGGGTAGAAGGGTGTGGTCTCCTTCTGTGGGGTTTCCTGAACTAGTCCGTAGAGTTCGCTAGTAGATGCCTGATAGATCCGCACACGGTCTTCCATGCCCAGAAGACGCACTGCTTCAAGGATACGTAGAGTTCCCACACCATCGACATCAGCAGTGTATTCAGGCATCTCAAAGGATACTTTGACATGGCTCTGAGCACCAAGATTGTAAATTTCATCTGGTTGGACTTTTTGTATGACTCTTACTATATTAGTAGAATCTGTTAAGTCTCCGTAATGTAACTTAACATTTTGATACAAATGATCAATTCGATGGGTATTGATTAGAGAAGACCTTCTTACAATACCATGAACTTGATAACCCTTTTCCAAAAGAAGTTCGGCAAGATAAGATCCATCTTGTCCTGTAATACCAGTAATTAAAGCAACTTTCATATAATAAAGTCTTTCGTATCATTATACTAAAAAAGGAGAGTTTATGCAACTCTCCCATTAGGTCTTTCATGCACGCCACCAATTCTTTGACTGGAAATTGGAAACCAGGCGGGAGTTATAAACCCCATCCGCACCAGTCGGCATATTTAACGTCCATCCGACGAGGACAATTAAATTTAAATTTTATCTGGAGGCATACTCGAAAAAAATGTAAGTGTCATCCTACTATTTTCTTTTGTATTTCCAAATAAATCTGTTGGTCCATGCATATTTCTTGCATTGTAGAAAATCATCCTATTAAAAACATTTTCAACAGAAAACAAAAAATTGCGGGCATCATCATAAAAGGAAGTTCCAGAATTAGAAGTAGGATTTGGTGTTAGGTATACTAAACCAGCATACTCACAAAAGTCAGGATGAACTTTCCATTCATGAAAATCATATGGACACGTCCATTTATTTTTTTCTAGTGAATATCTAAAAACAAAATAAAATTTTTCTATTTCCCTAGACTCAGTAACATGATTATGAATCATGCTAGTAAACTCTCTTGAAAGATTTTCATCAGTTATATGATGAGTATATCCAAGAAATGGATCTTCAAAATATTCAGATTCAAGAGATATGTCCCTTATATTATTTGGACATTCAAAAAAATTTTCTACTATTTTAACGTTCATATGGGTCATTGACTCCACCACTTGGTTTTAAGAAACCAAGAAAAGTTGGGTTAACTTTGATATTTCGGTAATACCAAAGAATGCTATCAGAAACAGCACATCCCAAAGTTTAAGTTTGATTGCAAAAGGAATACCAAGTAGTCCTCCGATAAACTTAATGATTAAACCGTTTTTAAAATCTCCCCATAACATGATTTGATAACCAAGTAAGAGGAGAAAGTTCCCAAGATACCTTAGGATACTTATTTTAGACATAAGGGGTTTGCTCCCGACCAGTGCTTTTAAAGACTCTCCGTGTCTTCATCATCTCTAACATAACAAGGAACTCTGTCTGGATCTAACCATTTCGCATACTCAATATCCTCCATTGCAGTAGAACATTGTAGAACATTATCAAAAAGATAAATGTCATTCCAGCGTTTGGTATAATAATTTTGCTTTTGCAAACGATAATCGGGTTTACCGTTTATCTCAAGAATACCCGCTTCAATAAAGCGGTATCCTTCACGTTCCAGAAGAACTTTGGTTTTCATATCAATTCAAGTAGATATAATCTGGATGTTGCACTTTAAATGAATTAACTTGCTCTTCATTTTTAAAAAACTTACGAAGAACAGTATTTTGATGTTCTTTGAACAGATACTTTACTTCAATTAGTTTTTCCATCACGCAACCTCAATAGATTCAAGATCTTGATCGATGTACTCCATAAGCATTTCGTAATCATCAAGGGGGTCACCAGAAAATACGACGCCTTCGTTTTCATAAAAGCGACGAACCTTTTTATAAAGTTTCGGATTCTTTACATCAAGGTAGATTTCCCCGTTAGCAGCAAGACGAAGAGTGCTAACATCTTTCTTGAATTTTTGGATCAGAGACATTGTTTTGTTTGTTGACCTAGTTATTATAAGGTGTTTAGACTTGTGTGTCAAGTGTGCCAGTGAAGTAACTGGCGAGTCGGGGTGACAGAATTCGAATCTGCGACTTCCGCTTCCCAAAAGCGGCGCTCTATCCAAGCTGAGCTACACCCCGTTGCGTTGAGTAGTCTTGCTTCTCAACAGAACTAATTATACTACTTCTTGTACCCTTTGTCAAATGGTGCCCAGTGCTGCCAGTTGTATTTATGAATTGCCCAGATACCCATAATAGGAAGCACAATCAAAATATATCCAAGAAATCCAAGAGTATAGGGGTTTTCAAGAACCCATCGTGCAAAGTGTCCCATCAATATCCCCTCCAAGTTTTAAATTCATAATAAAAATATTGATCCAGTATCCTATCATCCAATGGGGCATTTTCAGTTCTATGAGCCCATACCTCACAGAATTCTAAGATACGACGATCGTGTAATGAACTATGCCCCCACATTCTTACAAATGCCGATACTGCAAAGTGATACCGCTGTCTAATGTGCGGTTCCGTTTCCTTTATACTTTTCGGTATCATAATACCCTCCTTTTGTTCCGAAATAAAGAGTTGTTAATACGAAAGGAATTGAAACAAATAAAAGTGCTTTTGCTAATAACATCATACCATCTCCATTGCTCTTGAAAGTTCAATATAGTGATTGATTTCATCCACTGCGATTTCACCTATTCTGGCGTCTTCTGGATGATCCCAGAAGTAGTTTAGATAGGTTTCTGTGGCGTGATACTCAATACCTGCATTCAGGTGATAAGCAGAGACAGGAGCAATAAAATAATAACCCACCAAAATCCAATAATAGACGAGAACCAAGTGATAAGCAATAAAACGGTCATGCCAACGGTCGGCACCACCACGCCTTTCCATTTCGATGAGATGTTCGGTTTCATTGAGTGTCTGTGCAAAGTGTTCTTTCATTAAGTAGTAGTGTGATAAATCTCTGAGTCCTAATGATTCTTTAAGATGCAGCACACTCACGAAAGCAAAGTATGGTGCTCTGGCAATTGTTTCCAAAACCCAGAATCTTTGTATGGGTAAGTCACGATACAGAAAGTCAATGATTGATATCGTGACTAGCAGGATTGTATCGTTGAACTTTTTCATAAAAATACGCCTGGTTTGTAATCTACTAACTTTCGAATCTCATCCAGAAGTGCTCCATACTCTTTAAATTTTCTGTCACCAGCGATAAAATGTCTTTGCCTTGTCCAGACTGCATCTGCTAAAAGTTTCAGTTCGTATTCTGATAATCCGTTAAATCTTTCCATTTAATAACTCCTTATCTTACGTGATGACCACCGAACATATAACGCATTCCATTTAAGATTTTTGCTCCGAAGGATCCGAGATTGCGTGAGTTAAATCTTTCAAATAGTGCAGTAGTAATGACAGGAGCGGGAACCCCCAGATCCACAGCGGCAGAAACAGTCCAACGACCCTCACCACTGTCGGATACGCCGCCAGAGAACTGTTTAAGCTCACCATCCCTGCGTAACACATCAGCAGTAAGATCGAGTAACCAAGACCCAACCACGCTACCACGACGCCATAACTCAGCCACCTCAGCAACATCAATATCATAACAATAACTTTCGGGGTCTGCCATTGGGGCAACCTCTGCATCTCCTTCTCTGACATACTTGGCACCTGCATTGGCGTTTTTAATAATGTTAAATCCTTCTGCATATGCCTGCATTATTCCATACTCAATTCCATTATGAACCATTTTAACAAAGTGCCCTGCGCCTGGACCACCACAATGCAACCAACCAAACTCAGCAGAAGTTACGTCTGAGTTAAATTGAGTCCTGGTGGCAGCACCGATTCCTGGTGCGAGGGCATCAAAAATGCTTGCACAAGTGGCGACTGCAGTATTTCCACCTCCAACCATAAGACAGTATCCACGATCCAAGCCATAAACACCACCGCTAGTGCCGCAATCAATATATTGGATACCCAACTTTGCAAGACGCTCTGCTCTTTTCCGACTGTCTTTAAAATTGCTATTGCCATGATCAATAATAATATCTCCTTCGTCACAATATCGTAGTAACTCATTAATCGTCTCCTCTACTGTTTCTGCTGGTACAACCATCATAAAGATGCCTGGTCCATATTTGTCTGATACTCCACTCTGAGTATGTTTTACTACTTGAGCAAGGCTTTGTATAGAAGTTGTAATACCATTAACATATCCGTTTTCGTATGCTTCGTTTGCTTTTTCATAATTTCTTCGATACCCCCAAACTTCTATTCCTGCTTTCATCATACGGCGAGACATGCCCTCACCCATTCTTCCCAAACCAATTAATCCTACTTTCATACAACTCCTGGATATGCGTGTGTAAGTCCCCAATAAATGAATAGTATAATAGAACCAAAAAGTAAAAATGAAGATATAAAAAGATTACTCATCGTCCTCATCCTCATAAGTTGAAGGTTCTTCAAATAGTTCGTCTATTTTCTGTTGTAAAACTCTCCTTTGGAGTTCTTGCAAATCTTTTTCTGTAATTATCCCCATTAGTTTAAAGTAATTTTAAGAAATGGAAGTAACGGGGGAATAACCCCAATCAACCTTAAAAGTCCCTCAGCAAATAAAGCAAGAACCACCCAACCGACGCACATACTAATGATAGAAGCATTACGGTTGTGTCGTCGTATTGCAGCATCGATCATCTCCTGCACTTCTGTGCGAGTTACATAATCATCGTCAAATGGTTCCATCATTTCTCATCTCCAAGAAACTTTGCCAGAGGATCTCTTCTGGTTTTAACGATTTCTACTGCTCTCTTATAGAACATATTATCGGTGTTCCCAGAAGATTCAAAAGTCTCCTTGATCTTCACCCAATTGTCATAGGTGTGCTGATCCATAGGGTTTTAGGTTGAATACTACTAGTTATTCTAGTAAGTACTTTTACTATGTCAAGTTTGTGTTGATACAAAAATATAGATTAAGAAAATCTAAAATTTGTAATATTTGTAACGGAAGCGGTTGGATTCGAACCAACGGTGCTATTAACACGCTTGTTTTCAAGACAAGTTCCTTAAACCACTCGGACACGCTTCCAATAAAAGTCCTTAACGGACTTCAAAATCTAAACGTCTTACTTTACGTTGTCTCCTTGCCTCCTGAAAGGCAAGATCTTCATTAGTCAGAACACCAGGTTTTGATTTGTGTCCATAAGAGTTTAACATAACAACAGCAGATAAGTCAACTGCCGAAATCTTATCACCACGAATGGATGCCATATTAGGGCAACCACAAGACACAGTTTTCGTAGGATGCCCTTCTAACTCCCTACCACAGGAGCGGCATCTAATTCTTAAATTTTCCATCTCTATAATAAGTTAATTATTTTTCAGTAAATGAGCGAAGCATCCAAACGAACTTACCGTGTGCTTCATTTAAATCATCAAGAAGATTGATCGTTCCTCTTGACTTCTGTTCCTCTGCTTCAGTAGCAGCATTGGAAAGCATAGTAATTATTTTTTGATGACCATCCATCAAATCACGAATCATTTCCATTTCGGAAATATTAGATTTTGCTTCACCAACACCAGAAACCTCTATTACCCTTGACAATGAACTAACTGGTTTTGCACCAAGATACCTCATATGCTCAGAAACACGATCAACTTCCTCTTGAATAGCAAGATATTGCTCACCAAATAAGTCGTGAATCTGCTTAAAGTCAGGCCCAACAATGTGCCAATGATAAACCCAAGTTTTCTGAAATAAGACAAAAAGACTTGCCTGAGTGTCAGAAAGTAACTTATATAATTTTTCCATTATACCAGTTTTTTAGGTATTTATAAGTGGGCAATATCGGATTCGAACCAATGACCGTCTGCGTGTAAAGCAGCTGCGCTACCGCTGCGCCAATCGCCCATAAAAAGTCAATACTGACTCATAAGATATTCTACTGTATTTGCTACATCATTCATAGCATCTCGTAGATCTGTTTGCTGCCCTGACTCTTGCTTAATAATCGGACGATGATCATCAGTTAGAGTCCAACGCCATTGATCCATATCCTTACAGAACCAGAGATTAATTTTCATTCTTAAAATACTCCAATTCTATCCAGCGAAGAAGTGTGTTATAGGCATAGATTGATGCTTCTGTACAGTTGTCTTCTTTAAGTCTCTGGATATAATACTCAAGTGCCTCAATAACCATTTGACGGTCCATCTGGGAAATAAGAGACATAACCCTCCTAACTCGTTATCTATAATACACTAAAAAGGGGGTTTTGTCAACTCCCCCTCTTCTTGTTTGTTTTTGTTGACTTGTTTAGCACTCCAAACAATGATAGATATGAGCGCAAAGTAAAACAGATAGTCGTCAATCATAACCAAAAAGAAAATAACTGAACCACCTATTCTCAAATAATCTGGCATTGGAATCTTGTTACAGACCCAACGAACTTGTTTTTCAAAGATAAAGTATAGTGGTATGAGTGCAGTGACTACAAACTCACTATACGGAATCACAAAATATAGAGAGAGCAATATAAAGATTGGGAAGTATTGCCTCTCTGGTATCCTCTTTAGATATGAAACATATAGATCAATCCATCCCTGACGGGTTTTTGGTCTTTTTTTCCAACGCTTGATCAATTGCTTCATATTTAAAAATTAATACTATCTATATCACTTCTCACCCATACCGATTTGTTGAACCTTGATACGGGATTTATTCAAAATAGAACCAGCAAGAGGAACATAACCAAGATCATCAGCAAGTGATTGTGCCTTAGAACTTAGAGCATAGTTGATAGCATCACGAACTGCGGTTGCCTTACCAGGAGCATAACCACTCTTATAGGCAATAATCCAGGTCAGAGTGGAGATAGGATATGCCTGAGCACCTGCGGGGTTAGGATCTTCACCAGCAAGGGTCACGGGGTCCAATTTGATGCCATTCAGAGCAGCGGCACCAGTTACAGCAGAAGGTCCAACGAACTTACCTGCCTTGTTTTGGAGAACTGCTGCTTGAAGTTTGTTGGGACGAACAAATCCAGTGTTCACATAACCAATGGCACCAGGAGTGTTCTTGATCGTGCCAGAGACACCTTCATTACCCTTAGCACCAACACCAGTAGGCCAGTTTACGGACTTACCCACACCAGGAGCCCAACCACCAAAAGCATCCAGAGAGTTGGTGAACGCATAAGTAGTTCCAGAACCATCAGAACGATGAACAACCATCATCTTACCAGCAGTACAACCGACTTGTTTCCAGTCCTTAATACGACCAGAAAAAATATCAACGGTTTGTTTCTGAGTTAGTTTCAGTTTGCAACCAGGTTTGTTATAGGCAATAGCAATCGTTCCACCCACCATAGGAATCTGAACGACACCACGCTTTACTTTCTTTGCTTCAGATGACTTAATGGGTTCATCAGAGGCACCGAAATCTACGGTTCCAGCAACAAATTGACGAATACCAGCACCAGAACCAACGGACTGATAGTTCACACGGTTACCAGAAGATGTGGAGTAATCCTGGAACCAACGTTGATAGATGGGTGCGGGGAACGTAGCACCAGCACCATTAATAGCAGGTCCAGCAAGTGCAGAAGTAGGTGCAAGAGCAAGACCAATTGTAGCAATGTGTTTGAGTTTCATAAAAATTAAAAACTTCTTTGTAATTGTACTTGATTGAGTTTAAGAGAAAGTTAAATGTCACCAAACACCAAAAAACCTCCCCGAAAGGAGGTTTAGAGGTATCAGGATTCTATCAGAAACGGAAGGTCGTCTGAATCACACCACCATAGTTAGAAGATGCGTTCTTAAATGCCTGATTATTAGAAACATAGAAGATTGCAGGAGTCACGCTGATGTTATCGCTAACCTTGTAACGATAGAAGGCTTCCCACATCAGAGCGTCTTTGGTCAGCGTAGGTGCGTTGCCAGGTTGACCGATGGCAAAACCAGAGGCATTACCCTTAGCAAACACATCACTCCACTGAACACCAGCCATCCAAGTTTGGGAGTTGGTAGCAGCATTAGGAGTTGCAGGACCACTCACATAGTTCCAACCATAAGCGGCAGAGACCGAAGGAATGATGCCAGACTTCTTAGGTTGCCAGTAAGCATTCAGAGCATAACCGTTAGAGGTTTGGTTAGCGGCAAGAGTACCACCATTACCAGCAACACCATTGAAGGTACGAACACGAGTGCCTTCCGTACCATTACGATAACCGAAAGCAATACCGTATTGAGGAGCACGATAACCAACTTGTGCCAGAGTATTCAGAGCACCAGAGGCATCAAATTCACCTTTGGTAGAATCAGAACCGTTCTGAGCAACATAGTTCAAGTTAGCAACGAAACCTTTCTTACCCGCTTGTGCCCACTGAGCACCGAAACCAGAACCAGTTGCCTTGTTATAGACACCAGGAGCACCAGCAACAGCAAAGAAGTCAAGAACATCCGACTTGTATGCAGTAGGAATCCATGCCATCTCAGTGTTACGAACCAGAGCACCAGCAGTCAGGGTTACGCCCTTAGCAAGTGCGGGGAAGCTGTAGTACAGACGGTCAAGATTGACTTGGTTTGCATAAGATTCTGCCTTATCCAGTTTGAACAGAGAAGAGGAAGAACCGAAAGGTTGCGAAGAGAAGTTACCAGAACGCAGACGAGTGCGAAGCAGATCCTTACCAGTGAAGGAAGTATCAAAGTTCAGACGAAGATCGTAGTTGAATGCGGTGTTACCAACGTTGGTTCCGTTAGCAAGACGAGCACCTTCTACACCACCAAGAACGAAGGTTGCTTCACCTTTCAGTTTGGTAGTAGTAGAAAACTGAGTTGCTTGAAGTTGACCAACTTGTGCTTCCAGTTTATCAACACGACCACGAATAACAGCAAGTTCTTCACGGAACTCAGTAGCAAGACGTTGAAGTTCATCAGTAACTTCGGTTACACGATCAAGGCAAGCATTCAGAAGTGCAGCTGCCTCATAACGAGTCATTGCCTTACCACCACCATAGGTGCCGTTAGGATAACCAGCAACACAACCATAACGCTCAACAAGATTATTGAGTGCCTGATATGCCCAATCAGTAGGTTGAACATCAGACAGTTGAGTGATACTTGAAACCTGTTCCGAAGTGGAATATTGGTTGACTGCTACCATATTCAGATCTGCGGCATTCGCAGTAACAGGAGCAACCATTCCCAGAGCAACAGGTGCAAGCATCAGTTGTTTGAGTTTCATAAAAATTTGTTTTTAGTACTAAACGACATAGTGAAAATCGTGCAAGTAGTTGCGGCACGATTGATCACGGTATTTATCTTAACATTTTCTTTGGGATCAGTCAAGTTTTTTGGTTTTCATAAGCGGAAGACGAGATTCGAACTCGCAACAACCTGCTTGGAAGGCAGGGACTCTACCGTTGAGTTACTTCCGCAATGGTGGGGATTTACCCAGCCTCAGAGTTTCCTCTTCACAGGCACGGAACCCCACGCACTTCACTTCACACGGACTTGTAAAGTATATGACATAATGATCATTATGTCAAGAGCCCCCGACAAGACTTGAACTTGCGACAACCGCTTTACAAAAGCGGTGCTCTACCAGCTGAGCTACAAGGGCGAATGGGTATCGAGTGCCCGACACCCGCAGAAGACACTTTCTGCGATTTTCACTGCATTAGAGGGCAGTGATAAAAGAAAACACCAAACCTTATTTTTCCTGTTCTCAGGAAGGCACCCAAATGGGGTGGGAGACCTTGCAAGGGTTTATACCTCCAAAGTTTGTCCAGCGTTTTCAATTTGAAAGAATCGGACATTTCCAATCCTTTCAACTGGGGCGGCAGGGATCGAACCTGCGACCTAGATGTTAACAGCATCCCGCTACTACCGCTGAGCTACACCCCAATATTTGTTTTTATGTGTAAGGGAAAGGAGAGCTCTTGGACGGAACCGCAGGATCACTTTCCCAGTGGAGAATAGCAGAATCGAACTGCTAATAAGTGCTTGCAAAGCACCCGTTATACCGTTTAACTAATTCCCCAAATTGGAGGCGGGGGGTGGAGTTGAACCACCTACCTGAAGCTTATGAGACTTCTGTGCAACCGTTACACTTCCCCACGATGATGGATTGAGTGTGATACATCTCATAAGGATGTAACAGGGACTCAACCTCCAACAATTTATATAGTAACAAACTTTTGCAAGTTTGTCAAGCGTCCTTTGAGAGATTCGAACTCCCGACACATAGGTTCGTAGCCTACTGCTCTATTCCACTGAGCTAAAAGGACAGGCGAAGGGTGAGGGATTTGAACCCCCATCGCAAGGTTTTGGAGACCTGCATCTTACCATTAGACCAACCCAACAAGGTGTCCGTGAGAGGATTCGAACCTCCAACAAATAGATCCTTAGTCTATTGCCTCTTCCATTGGGCTACACGGACTGGTTGAGAAACTAGGACTCGAACCTAGATAAACTCCTTCAAAGGGAGGTGTCCTGCCATTAGACGATTTCTCAATAGGAGTTCAGGGTGGGATTTGAACCCACGGTGAAAGAAGTTTTGCAGACTTCTGCATTCGACCACTCTGCCACCTGAACGGGGTGACGTATGGGAATCGAACCCATCTACCCAGATTCACAATCTGGTTCCTTATCCGCTAGGATAACGTCACATAGCAGTAGGTGGATTTGAACCACCGTCCATAGGAATATGAGTCCCGTACTCTACCAGACTGAGCTATACTGCTGAGGCGGAAGATGTTGGATTCGAACCAACGGAGGTTTTACCCTCACGGTTTAGCAAACCGCTGCATTAACCACTCTGCCAATCTTCCATAAAGAAGGATAGTCAGTCCTCCTACCTTTATTCTCCTTGTCGAAATACTTGTCTCTACGGATTGACTAGATCCTAAAACTTTCTTCCTCAGATGGATTAAGGTTCACCAGAGTGGAACCGACAAGATTTGAACTTGTGACCGCTCGGTTATCAGCCGAGTGCTCTACCACTGAGCTACGGTTCCAAAACTGGGTGAAAGGTCATTTGCTCTTTGCCCTTTCCATTCCACATTCAGAAGATTGCGTTTGCAACCACTTTCTTCCTATACCCAGTAAGTTTGAGAGTAAAACTCTCAATGGGAACAATCGGATTTGAACCGATAACACCTTGATCTTCAATCAAGTGCTCTACCAATTGGAGCTATGTTCCCAAGTCCAGAAGGTTGGATTTGAACCAACGTCCTCACCGCCCCAAACGGTGCCGTCTACCGCTGACTTACTCCTGGATGGTAGTCTCGAAGGGATTTGAACCCTCGTTTTTGCTGTGAAAGAGCAACGTCCTAACCATTAGACGACGAGACCAGATGGGAGGGGTATCCCACACGAAGTTACTTACGGATTACGCTTCGTAGCCTTATGAATCCTGCCATCATCCGATGGTGGTTAGAAATCCCTCCCCAATTCCAGTTCTTGCTACGTCATTCCTTACCTAACTGGCAACATTCAGGATGACGTGCTACAACCGCCAAGGAGGGACACTCCATCGGCAGCGTAGCAACGACCCTAACGGGATTCGAACCCGTGATACCACCGTGACAGGGTAGCGTGATAGACCACTTCACTATAGGGTCAAGGTGGGAGAGGAGGGAATTGAACCCCCGATGGTTCCGATGTAACGGTTTTACAGACCGCAGCCACACATATTGCCAACAGTAGCCACTCTCCCAAATGGGTCTGGTCGGACTCGAACCGACGACTTACAGGTTAAAAGCCCGCTACTCTACCAACTGAGTTACAGACCCACATAATATAGGATAAATATTCAGTTGTCTAGGTTCTCGGTGAGGGGTGATCCCTCAACCACTTGATTAGAATACCACCGTTTGGTCTCTGGGGGGAGATTGGTGGACGCTTAGGAAACTGTCACAGGCAACAAAAAAGGGGAGGAAACTTTTGGTTTCTCTCCCCTGTCTTTTTGCTTTTATGGATTACATCTTACATATGTCTATCCATATCCGCAAACAGGGGAGCACCCTCAATATGCCAATAGCGGCAATCGAGATTACTAAACTGTTTTGTGGGCATCGGGAAAGACATTGTTTTCGACCTAAGTATGTTTATTTATAAGACTTTTATTTTAAAAAGTCAACGGGTTAGGTAGGATTCGAACCTACGACTCACGCTTTAGAAGAGCGTTACTCTATTCCACTGAGTTACTAACCCCTGTGAACCCTCATATTATAAGGTATGAGGAGAACCTTGTCAACCCTCAACCAAGATAAACATTGAAAGAGATAGAAATTCTATCTTCCATACTTTCATTTGCTTCCACATAATGCCACAAATATCCTGGCATCAAATATAAACGTCCTTGCTTTGGTTCAAGATTAAGTTCTAACAAGTCAGAACGTCCATCATACAAATTACAATATTGTGACCCATCATTTCTTAAAATCACAAAGTTACCAGAGTCTTCTGGAACAGAAACATAATAAATGCCAATCAGATCTGCACGACCGTGAGAATGCATTACATTATAGTTATAAGACTTATTAACATTTACCCAAAAGGAAAGTTCTCCAACATCAGATCGTAAGTTCTTTGAGATAAGAGTATCTTGTGCGAATACTTTTGCAGCGCCAATCAAAGTAGTTAATTGATTAAATTGCTCGTACTCAAATGACTTCTCAGTAGTAAAACTGGGAGAATGATATCCATTACGATTTGAATTATCAGTATTTTCAAAAAAATCTTTAACCTGATAACATTCTTGGTTTAATATCTCTAAATCAATATTTGGTGAACAAGAACTAATAAAACTTGGAAAAATATCAGCATTAAAAGTTTGATTATAAAGATTCATTTGAGACACAATCTTCCACCCATACTGCACAAATTCTCATTTCACCGCCTAGTAGTTTTTGCGCTTCACTACCGTCTGGTTCTTTTTCAATATACTTTGGTTTATATTTTTGATTTGCTTCTCCGATTATTCTATCATATTCGGGAGAAACTTGCTTAATCGCCCTATCAACGTCTCTTTCTACTCTACGATTTACTTTATCAGGATCTTGAATAAGAATCTCATTGAGAATAGTTTGTGGAAAATACTTTCTTTGAACCTCATCCAATAAGTCCCAAAGTTTATTTTCCGATACTCCTGTGCATTGTGAGAGTGATGCAATGAGAGTGGATAATACAATACTCAGTATTATAAGTTGCTTTTTATCGGGTTTCTTTTTACCAAAGTTAAAATTAATCATAGGGGAGTTAAACACTCCCCCGTATTTATTCTATTGTATCAAACTTCTACCGTGATCAGTCGGTTGGCATAGTCATGTGCATAAGATGTACGGGCACCATGATGCCCCCAACCAATCCAACTATACGCATAGTCCATGTAACGATTGATAGACTTACCAGGAGTTTTCATTCGGTCTTCAATACGTTGCCATTGAACCTCAGTCGTTAGATAACGAAGTTGCGTTGGAAGTGATGATGGAGAACCACCATACTTCTTAGCAAAATCACCCAATCCATAATAACGATCGGCAGATGTCCATTGGATCAGACCATAACCACGTCCGCAGTGATGGTACTGAGTCCTACTACCACCTTCACAAATATTAGGAACGAATGTTGATTCTTGTCTAATATTGCCCATAATGGTAGCAAGGGCGTTTCTGTCTTTAATACCACGATCCTGGAAAAATGCCAGGGTAGCATTCTCATGTTCATTACACCCTTTACAAATTAGCCTTTTCTCTTTTGGCTTTTCGGGAGCAACCTCTTTGGTCGCTGTCTTTAATGTAGGCTCCTCTTGAATAATAGCAAATGGTGGAGGACCACTTACAGGTGGAGGAGGAAACACGCCAGGCAGTGTTGCCGTATTGGTTGTAACCGATGCCAGAAGGGGCAGGGCTACAGTAAAGATGTTTTGCATTAAAATTAATTGAACTCTACATCCGTATAGAAGGGGGGTACACCACCTCTCTCGAAGGGCACCTTCCACGGCTCTAATGTCACATCACAGACTCATGATGTAATCCCTGTTAGGGGATTTTCCATATTAAGTTTTTATTTAGGATTTGTCAAGTATTCCACTTCTAAAAATGGTTACGCTAAATACTTGTAGTGTTTATTACTCAAGAAAAATGAAGAAAGTTCTTTTAGTCCTTTCTACATTATTCTTAGTTAATCCTGCTGGTGCTGCTGAAATTACATCAAAAATTACTGATTCCGTTCAACTTGGTGTTCAGGGTGCAGCGATTCAAACTGAAAGAGTAGGGGCTTCCTATTCCGTTTCAGGTACAAATATTGACGTTACTACTCTTGGTGGAGTTGGTGGCGCAGGTTCATATGGCATTGATACAAACGGTCAAGCATTTACTTTCTCAGAAACTCAACGTGCTGCTGATACAGCAGTCACCACTCAGTCGGTCTCTGGTGGAGCTATTGCTTCTCCCAACCTTTATGGGAATTCTACTACTCAGTTAGCAGGAGATAAAGGTTCTCTTGCAGGTTCTCTAAGTGGAACTGGCGTTCCTAGCGTAACTGCTGGTGGTCCTGGTACAACTGCAACAGCACAACGTACAATTGAACTGAGCGTATTCAAATGAGACTTATAACTCCCGCGTTGCTTTTAGCAGCGGGAGTCATTTGTACTCCTGCATATGCTGAAAGTGTTGTACCTAATTTTACCAGAGGAACAATCACAGCAGAAACTAAAACTCGCACAGAAATCGTTGAAACGATTAAACAAATAGAATATACCACTGGGACATCTTATACAGTCACAGGCACGAATATCAATATTCCTGGTACTCCTGCTCCTGGTGCTAATTATAGCGTTATGACTCAAGGTGCTCCGTTCCAGTTCAGTGAAACCACACTTGGGCCTGGGGTGGCTAAGGAAACATGGATAGAAAGAACCACTACACAAGATTCAACAACAAACTCAGTATCGGTCTTTACACAATAGCAACCGTATTATTATTAACGCTTGCAGGTTCGAGTAGAAGTAAAGCACAACAAGCTCCATCTAATACAAATATAGCAGGACCTTCTGCGTCTGCTACTGGTAATGTCACAAACCAGGCAGTTCAGGTATTACAAGGTCCTTATGCCATGAATACTTTTGGTAGTGGAGTTAGTTGTCAAGGACCAACAATGAGTCTCTCTCCTTTTGTTTTAGGAAGTCTAAATGGTGGAGGAGACCCAACACAATACCAATCTCATAGTGGAAATGCTGGTTTCTCAATGGGTTTTAACTTTCCTCTTGATGGAAGTCTTACTGAGATCTGTAAAGCAAGAGCAAAGGTAGAGATATCTAGACAACAAGCAGAAGCAGATAAGGCAAGACTTGATTTTGAACTTGTAAGATTATTAAAGTGCGGTGAAGCGATTAAAAATGGAATTAGTTTCCATCCAGAAAGTCCCTATTTTAAAATTTGTGCTGATGTTGTTGTGAAGTATCCACGAGTACAGGATGTCGTCAATGGAAATACAACCAATCAAATCAGTAAAAATTGATTCTCCACGAATCATACCTACAATAGAACCTCCTGTTACCCAAACTACACAACAACCACTTATTCGTGGATTGGAAGTACCAGTTATTAATATTACAAATCCAGCAATAAATTATCCTGTTATTAATGTCCCAACACAAGAAGAATTTGATGCTGCTGTAAAAGCAGAAAAACAAAAACAGGAACCAGAGCAACAAGAAAAGAGTAGAGGTCTTCCAGATCCTACTCCCCCTCCCGAACTTCCTCAAGTTGCTCAAACCCCTCCCACTCAAACACCCATTGCTGAAATACCAGCAGATAAACCAACAACACCATCTTTTAGTGTTTATGGAGTCAATGTTAATCTACCTGACCCTTCTCTTGTTGCTACGGCTGGTGCTGTCGCAGTAGTTACTACCGCTGCTACTATGGCATCGACGGCTGTTTTAAATGTAGTTAAAAATGCTGCGGAACCAATAATAAGAGAAGCGACAAAGAATAAGTTTAAAATTAAAATCAAACAAGTCAAACCTGTTTTACATTATGTTATGTCTGAAGGGGGTCATGTTGATATATTTGAATACTCATCAGAAGGAACTCGTTTGGTGGCACAGACAGATAACGTAGAACAGTATCTTCGTGACCAAGTAGATACTAATTCTCTCTATGAAATTGAGAACAAAGTTATCATCGACGATGTGATGAAAGATAAATTCACAAAAGAGGGGCAAGAGAGATTTAAAGGTCTCTATGCCCCACCAAAAAAGATTGCTAAAAAATTATCAGCAAGATTATCCTTTTAATTTATTTTTTAACTTAAAAGCAGCGTCACCAAGAAAAGAACCAACAGCAAGAGTAAGAACCTTAGCATAAGCATCACGACTCGTACTTTCAAGTTCCACTTGCCCCTCTGTACGAATAGCAACAGATTCAACAGCAGAAATCATACAAGCACTCCAAATAATAAGAAATAATCTAACAATATTAAAGTAAATCACTTCTTACGCTTTGCGTCTAGTTCAGCAAAGTTCTTGACCTTTGTACCACCATCATAATTCCAAGCATAACCTTCGGCAATCATCTGGTTATTCAGTGATGTTGATTCATCATTGATAAACAGATGACCGATAATTCTTCCATACTTCTCAGTAGAGTCAGGAAGTTCGGTCTTGATCAGAATGTTTTTAGCACCTTCGCAACGATGCTTTAACCATTCCTTTGATTCAAGTCCATATTTCTTTTCATTCGTGTCTGCTGTGCGTGATTCAGGAGTATCAACCCCAGCAAGGCGAATCCGTTTAGTAAGAGATATATCGAACCCCAAATCAATATCAGCGTCAATAGTGTCCCCATCGACTACTTTATGGATTTCTCGAATACGATATATGTATGGATCTTGGTTTGACATCAGAAAGGAAACTTAATACTCCCAGTATTTAGTTTTGGAATTGGTAATTTCTCAAAAGCCTTATTGACCTGTTTCTCTACAACAGCACCAACAAATTCTTCGGGATTATTAAGAATCTTCTGTGCTTTCTGATAAGTGATATAAGCACCCACGCCAATAGCAGCACTAATGCTTAGACTTGTGATCGATAGAATTAGACTCAGATGTTTCATCTTTCATCTCCTCAGATGCTAACTTTAATATGTAGTAAATGATGTATGCGGTAAAAGTAAGTCCACAAGACAAGATTATCACAACACCATAAGGAAACTGATCCATTATCTCCCCTCTTCTTTATGTATCCAAACTTTCAAATCTTTTACATATTTTCTTAATATTTCTGCTTGTGATAAATGCCAATCATCTCCTGTTTTGACATATGCCTTGACGTGCTCATCAACAGCGTCAAGGCATTTTTTAATTACAGGATTCCAAGGTTGCCGAATTGGAGTATTCCATTCACGTGGCATAAAACCTCATTATTTTTTCTTACCACCGTTCTTTGCTTTCTTAGCAGTAGCATTACCCTGATTCTGTTTGGAGTTCTTTTGACCTCCAGCAGAACCTTTCTTACCTTTGTTTGGTGACTTAGACATTATGCTCCTGGAGTACGTGGTTGAACTTGACCCTCTTCAAGAGCTTCAACTCTTTCTTCAAGAGATGGAGCTGCTGCTTCGGGAGCAGGTGGTTCTGGTGGAGTTTCTACAAACTCTTCCCTTTTAGGTTCTGCTTTTTTTTCATCTTCTTCATCTCCACCTTTCTTCATAGTATTAATTCCAAAGGTTGCGGCAGAGGCAGTAAAAACA